ATGGGATTCATGCTTATTCTTATTGCGATTATTTTTTTCTCGCTTGGTATTTTAAGTAAACGAAATCCCACTTGGGGATGGCGTGCAAACGAAGCCTGGAAGATCAAAGGTGACTCAGAACCAAGTGATGCTTACATTGATGACATGAAATTTAGAGGCTCTGTATCGATTCTCTTTGGGTTCTTCTTTTTAACATGTGGACTTTTGGTTATATTCCTGTAAGTTCTACTATCTGTTTTCAATCCTCAAATTACCCACATCCATAAGGCACTTGCTGTTTGGCGGCGACTCCCAAAATGTCACTGCTCACGTTTTCAAAAACAGAAATCTGTCTCTCATCCATAGCTTCCAGCAAACGAACTTCCTTAATCTTCAAAGACCGACTGCCGCTGTAGTAAGTAGTAAAAATCATTTTTCTCGCATAGTATTTACTCATCTAACCAGCCACCTATAAGGAAGAACAATGTAGAAACTCGACTCGTCACTTTGGAGTGTGAGTAGCTTAGAAGAGCCAGTATACCCGAGTGTAATGACTTCATTTTCTAAGACTTTCAAGGCATCCAACACATATTTGCATTCAACGTTAGTTTGAAATTTTTTCACAGCCGACGTTTATGCACACATCTACAAAAAAATAGAGATGAATAGCATGGAGAAATATGAGTCTTTTACCGGGAGTCTTCTTCAATAATATTTTTTTATGGGGAGATTGTGGGGAGAACTAATTAGTCTCAAATGACGGATGGATTACACACACAAAAAAAAATCCCTCAACGCTTAGAGCGCCAAGGGATTTCCCATTTTAGTAAAGAGTTAGATATTGATCACGTTCCCATTGATGCACTTGGGTGCGATATAAGTTTTATGGATCTTTAAATTATCATATAGTACTTTAATAGCGATAAAGCACTTATAACGGATATTTATATTTTCTAAAGAGTCATATGATATTTTAAGTTTGGGGGCAATTCGGGGGCGGTGTTGGGGGCAGTTACATAGAAGGCTTGAAACGTAGCTACATTACGTTTCAAGCCTTTTAATCTAATCGCTAATAGTGAAAACATGTATCGTCGAGGGAGTAAATACCTCAACGTCAACTGGCATCTTTACACAATGAGCTATAACTATTGATTTTATAAATAATCTTATGTTGTCTTTCTCTAAATCCCAAGGCAGTGTAACTTTATGTTTAGCCATTTTATTAATGCACTCCTTATGTGTTTGTCTTTACTGCCGACAAAATATCATGTATACTCGCTGTGAATCATTATCAGTGGGACCCATTTGGCTATCCTGGCAGGGATGCCAACCCACATTTAAACGTCTCTCTTTGGGAGGCGTTTTTATCACGTCCTTCCATAATTTTGTTGTCCCTTATAAGCTGAATATTAACATGGCGTAATCGAAAACAATGTCGTTTTGTGTCGGAATTTTCTGAGCTATACTAGGGTCAATTTTTCTTGACTTATGGATGACCATATGTTAAAAGCCCGACCAAAGGCCGAGCTTAATTGTTTGCGAGATATTCTTTTAACATTCTAAACTTTGACTGGGATACCGGACAAGTGTAGTCTGATTCTTTAAATTTAATCACGGCGCCAAAACTGTTTTCATTAAATCCGGCCACCTTATTTAAATTTATAAAATGACTTGGCGTAGCAGGAAAGAGATATGGAAATGCTTCCTTGCAGTCCCTAAATGTCAGAACTACCTCACCATAGCTATTTTTGAAATGAAAACGAGGTACATGATAATTTCGTTTTGGAGAACACAAATCAACGAAACAGATATCTTTAGCCGGATAAAGGCTAGGTTGCAAATTAATAGTTCCTAAAATAAAACGTGAGTCATTTGGACGTTTCTTAGCAGCTTGTATTGTATCAGGCAAGAGTGCTGAATTAAGCTTATTAACGCTAGTGTAGATGTCTGTTTCACCAAAATAAACCTTCCCGCCATAACTCCCTATTTCTACTTTGGAAACATTTTTTAGATTAACCAAATTTCCTGTATCCAAAGAAAAAAAATCGGGAAATCCATTTGTGAATTCCCCTAGAGTTGTGGGAGTTGTATGGTTGCCGTTTGTAGTTATAAAGAACGGTATTTCATAATTGGCTTTCGGTTTCCACTTTTCTATAGCTATAAGATCACTTTCAAAAAATGAAAACCTGTCTCCCATTTGTCCATTCGCCGTAATCATAGGTGCAAAAATCTCTCTGTTGTACATAGCAGTTCAATCATTTCTTTAGTTCTTTTGGGGTTGGCATTGCCCCGATTATTGTCTTCTCTTTTTTGGATGCTTTTTCAGCATCTTTTGTTAAACGGTTCGCTACAAAACGTGCAATCTTTTTTTTCATTCTTACTCACCTCCCTTCTGTGGTAAAAGCAGAATGGCCTGAGCAGAGAAAGAAAGAGCAACAACAGGGGATTGGATTATAAAATTTGTTAGTACAATTGCTATGGAAATCCATTTTAAATACGGATCTAATTCCGAAGGATTAAGGTCCACAGACTTGCGAGGGGCCACGCAAAGGACGATTGCTGCTGTTATAGTCGTAAGCAACATCACGCCATCATGGCTTAATTGTATCAAGGGTATACTCGCAAATAGTGCAGCAGAAAATATAGCACAAACTGTTAAAGACTTAAAATGCAGCCCCCCGGAGAACTTTCTAAGAACTACAAAAGAGAAAAAGGCTAAAAGGGCATTTAAAACATCACCAAGTATCCATCCAAACAGGATCGTTAGAATTAACCCCGAATACCAATTAAGCTTAATGCCTATTGCGTAGGTTAATACCTCTACACTTCCGGGTCCGTCTGGATCAGCTTTTTTTATTGCGGTTGCGATGCGCTTCGAGAGCTTTTCTAGCATCTTCTTGATCCTCCTTCCGCGACAGAAAGTAAGAGATGCCAAAAGTGCTTGCCGACATAAGCAACAAAACAAACGGATTGAGTTGGTATAAAAGCACCTCCGCTACGCAAATGGTAACGGCAGATAAGAGCGCACTAACTGCCACTGATCTATTGTCTTTTGAAAAATAACTCTCGCGTCTATTATCGTGGGGGGGCGCAACGATGAACGAAAATCCAGCATTATAAATTTTGAGAATAAACGATACAGCAAAACAAAGCGTTATGTATGTCACTTGTAGGATATAGACCTGTAAAGTTGTGTTTTGCTGTAAAACTCCAGTCTGCATAATTCCTAAAAAGTTATAAAGGTAATAAACACCGACCTGTATTATCGCATATGCACTAATCCCAGCCCCTAGTATAAACGCTGATAAATGTGTTTTAATCCCCAGTCCATAGCGAAAAAACAATATAAAAAGTATATATTGCAGAGGTAAATCTAGCTTAGGAAGATTAAAAATCACCCTCATAAAAAAAGAAATTATAGCTATCAATATCCCAAAACCAATAAGTCTTTTCCGGCGCTCAGCTACTGGCAACATATATAATTTTAAGGAAAATACTATAACCGCAATAGTATCAAAGATACCAATACCAATATATGATAAAATATCTAACACCATACACCACCCTACTGATTAATATATTCTTATTATAAGACGGTGTATGGTATAAGCAAGAGATTTTACAAATTTACGGATATTATGTCCACCAGCTTAATCCAACTGAAACCATCTCGTTGAAACTCACTCTTTACATGTTTATTGCTCTAAAATCCATTGTTCTAAGAACGCCCTTGTTTCACGGGCTGGAAAATACCACTTACCTCCTATCTTCCTTTTAATAAACCTAGGATCATAAAAAAATGCCCCCATTATTGTATTCCAACTCATACAAGTTCTCTTCTTTAACTCTTTCGTATCCCAAAATACATATTCAGCATCTACCACTTTTACAAGCTCTACTATTTTCTCTTGAATAAGCTTCTTTGCTTCAATCTCATCTACGCTAATTTTAATCATATTCTTTTGTCCCTTTCAAAGTTATTAATCCTTAAACCCCTTCAATAGCTCTTTATTTGCCTACGAAGAAATACAATTTCCTATTATACCCAAATAACAATATATAAAGCCAGATTATATATCTGGCTAAAGTTGAAATATGAATTATTTTTTCTTTGTTTTTTTCTGTTTTTTTTCACTTATAATTTCAATGAATTCGATTTTGCTTTTATCCACTAAATATTCTCGAATTTCATTTTTTTCTTCATCTTCTATCATAAAATGAATAGTATTTTTCGAAGTCGTATTTTTTATACTAACATTGCTAAAAACTTCTCCAGATAACTTCACATTTATTTTATGATTTTGTGCATAAAATTTTCCGAGCATTTTGAAGGCTGGTTGTAAGTAAAGTCGTACTGATAGATACATTATTGTTGCCATCACTATAAATGCATAAAAAAATGGAGGGCTACTCTTATAGATTTTTAGAGAAAAATCAGGTAGATTTATTGAATAAAGATGAAAAGTTTCGCTCACTTTAAAGGCCATAGTTTTTATAGAAAATGTTAAAAATATAAAGATTAATACCAAGTGTAATAATGATAGGAGAAACTGATAATATTTTATTTTATCTGGTATTCCGGTAGTGAACTTAAAAATTTTAAATATTTTAATGAAATATTTATTTATTGTTAGTTGAATTTTTGAAGTGGGGAATTCCAGTTGCGTTAAAATCATAATAGTAGTAAAAAGAAAAATAAAATAAAGATACCATAATGAATATTCTCTAACCCCGCCACGGCTTACTACTACGAAGAAGATGACCAAGGCATATATGCCGATCTCCTTAAATAATATTCTTATGGTTCTAAAAATATTAGTTTCAAATTGTTTTTCAAGAGGTGAAGATCTAAAAAAAGCTATTACATACATAGACAATACAATAAAGGTTATGATTTTATACGCGCCTAAAAAAGGGGCAGATATTTTCAGTAGTTCCAATTCACTCTCTCCAGTTCAAAAAAGTTATCTCTCACAAGCTACTCCATCTCCATCACGATCCAGTTTCCTACTGTAACCTGGTTCACCTTCGTAAATTGGATCAGCGCCAGCAGCACGAACTGCAGAGCAGTTTTTATAATATACATTGCTTGATGATTCTCTTGGTTTTGAATAAAATTTAACTACTTCTTCTTTAGGAGTAGCAACTTTAGGATTAGACTCTTTCGCGTTAGAATCATTTTTTGGTGAATCAGCCTTAGTCGTTACCTTTCGAGTTGTCTTCTGATTGAATCCATCTTCTTGTGCATAGTTTTCAATACTCCAGATACCTGTTCCACTTTTTTGAGCAGTGGCTTGAATCTCCTTGAATTGATCGACATATTTAACGTTTGGAGGATTTATGTAGGCCACCCGAGCATATCCTTTCTCGATCAACATTTCATTTAACATCTTATCTCCAACCCATACATATCCAAGTAGACGACCATACTTATCTCGTTCTGAAACATCAAGCTCTAGGGAAAGATTACCTTGCTTTAATTGCTTCAATGTAAAAGCAGAAGCTTCTTTTGCAAACGGTTGAACTGGTGTACCCTGTTTAACGCTTTCTGGTGTATCTACTAGGAGTAATCGAATCTTTTCCTCTTTCCCCTGAACCGTTGCTTTAAATGTATCTCCATCTGTTCCAGCTATTAAGGTTATTGGAATACGCTTTGGTTGTTCAGGAGCTGTCTCTTCGTTAGATGCTGAGGTAGAAACAACTTTTGAAGTTTGCTCGGGTTTTGCTGTAGTAGGTACCACAGAAGTTTGTTCTACTTTAGCTGGGACAGCTGGTGCTTTATTCGCTAAATCCTGCTGCTTAACATTAGACAGATTGCCGATGAACGCTAGAAAGAAAATTCCGGCAAGTGAAAATAAAACTATGGCTAATTTACTTTTTTGATTTGCTCTCTTAGCATTCTGATATTTTTTATATCCCCAGTAACCAAGCCCTCCTGCGATAATAAGCAATCCTAAATACTTAATAATCGCCACAGCTATAATCACTGCAAAGATAATTCCTATGATCTTTCCCTTTCCATTACTTCTCATGATATCCTCCTAGGTATTTAGTTCTAGGATAAATATACCATGAACATTTTCCAATATATATACTTTTATTACAAAAATCGCACGAATATTGGCTATTCTCTAGATTTATCTGCTAAATACTTGCTGAAATGATATCCTCCAACTTGATCCAACTATAATCATCTTCACCACGAAACAGTTTTACTTCCCTGCGAGCAGTATTTATAGACGTGATTACACCTGTGAGTTCTTCGTCATCGAACGGACTAAAAACCACTATCGATATAGGTTGACGTGTGTTGTAAGAGATTATGAGCACCTGCTCAATTAGCTGCACTTCTTGATCATCAAGTTCAGGTTTACCACGCCGTTGGCGATCTTTCATAAGCTTTAGGTATGCTTCCTTATGTTCAGGGATGATTATCCGACTGCTTTCCCATAATCCATTGCCCTCAAGTTTCTTTCCCATGTATACAGCCTCCTGATGTGTTATGTAGAAATTATATTCCGAACGTATGTTCTAGACAAGGCTTTTTGTATGCCGAATCCAAAACTTTTGTCCTAGAAAAATATTCCTAGGTCTGATAGACTATACGAAAATACAAAATCAGGGGGATAATATGAAAATTGTAACAGGCATATTGGTGGCTGCCGCGTTTCTAACGCTTGCAGCTTGCTCGCCTAAACAAACTGCCACAACAAATGACACCAAACCAGCTACTACGCCAACGAATACTGCCGAACCAGCAGCACCATTGGAACAAAAGCAAGAAGATACGGTTACACCTATTAAAAAGGGCGAGACACTTACAATACAAGATTTCGCTGATATAACAGTAACGGGAAATAAGATTTCGAAAAAAATCGAACCCTCTAAACCGGGAGACTTCCACACACTATACGAATCCAAAGAAACAGACTCCACCTTTTTTGCTCTAATCATTAAAGCCAAAAATCTTGGGGCAGAAGGAATTAAAGCGGATAAAATAGCGGAAGTAAACCTGAAATTCGATAACAAATATGATTATGATACATTCAGTACTATTGAGGAACGTGGTGGTGAAGACTTTACTTACACCAACATAACCAGCGTAGACCCACTTAAAACGGGAACACTGTACTATCTTTCAGAGATACCCAATGAGGTGGCTAAAAGTGATAAACCATTAAAAGCAGAGATAAAGATTCAGGATAAAGTTTACGAATATACGATCAGATAAAAAACAACCCCGGAGCAATCCGGGGTTTTAATATTTCTATAACCATTATGACTATTGTCAACAGAGGTAATTCCATTGCCTGTATAAAATGAATATGATAACATAAGAATAGAAAAGGGGAACGGCTACCACCGCTCCCCTGTACGACTTACCGCTATAAGAGCGGTCAGCAATTGAGGTTTGATCCAGAAATAGACCGGTTCCTCACCAGGGCGGTCTATTTCCTTTTATGGAAAGAAAGTATCAGGATCACCAACGTTGCGAATTGAATCATCAACATTAGCGCGTCTTTAACTTCCATGGCATCACCTCCCTTCCGGGAGATTAGCCGACCGCCCTTTATAGCCGTTTTGTCGCACAATCCAGATTATACCACAAACAAGCCCTAGGTAGGTCCGGAGACTTGCCTTCTATTTTTCCATTAATTTATTAAATATCTCTCTATCTTTGGAAGTAAAGTCGTTAATCCGTTTCTTTTGCTCGTACGTGTTGGTACTTGAATCCAATTTAATGAAGCCATTTTCACCAACCACATATACGATATTTTTTTTTATCTTATATGACACAATATTATCAACAGCATTTTCCAGTGGATTAGCAAGATGATTATAAAGTATTAAGGGGTCGTGCGGCCCCCCTCTAAAAATTTGAAAAGTCCCGTCACCAAAATATTCTACGGTATCTTTGCCTGATGGGTATTTATACTTCGTATTATCTCCAGAACTCACCAGGAAAATTAGAGTAGAAGTTGTAACTAGTATAGCAATCAAGATAATGATGTATCTACGCTTCATCTGCAATTCATACCTCACTTCCAAGCTTTTCTTATATCAGTTACTGTAACATAAGATGTATACTCATTAAGCGTTCCCCATGATTCCATTAAATTTGTTAGATTGGCCGCAGCCCAACCAAGTTTGTTATCCCCAGTAAACATTTGTTTAAAATTATATTCGAAATTATATACATCATAATATATTGCAGTAATTTTCCATTGCCCGTCAACGTAATTTCCATTTATTTTATAATACATGTTGTGAAAAGCATTATATAAATCTCTATTACTTTCTAATCCCTTAGATCCATTATATGAGAAACTTTTAACTTTATTAGCGTTAGCTTTTTTGACTTCCTCATTAACTATTGCGATGTGCTCTTTAGATTTTTTAACTTGCTGCGCCTCATATGACCATTCGTTAAAGTTTAAGTTTCCTGGTTTGTAATCAAGTGAATGTTTAAGTAAATTGGCTGTGATGTCTCCATACTTCTTTCGAGCTATAGGAACAGCTACTAATGTAAATGCTTTACGATCAGGATAATGTATTACAGTATCTGTCGAATCTTTTACCTTCTCTACGCCTCGCACCCAAGTCTTTTCTAGTTCTACCATCGGATTTTCAAACGGAAAAGTACTATTCCCTGCATACACTAACATATTCTTACTATATGCGCCTTCCAGTACTTTTTGCGAGACATCAGACTGATCCTTTTCTCTTGTTTCCATAGGTTCTAACTGAGGACTGTATTGAATTTTTCCCAATTGATCTTCTTTTTGTTTTAAAACAAGTTCAAACTCAAGGATCTCTTTGCTGGTATCAATCTGTTCTTGATACTCATCTACGTAAGCGTGTGTAAACGTAATATCTCGAATTGTGTTTTCATTTCTAACGATTTGGATATTACATTTGCGATAGTAATCCTCAGTATCAGGTTTATATTCTGTGTTTGCCCATGTATACAGCATGTTGGAATTATCCGCATTGTCTACAACTGAAGGAAGCGAATGAAGCGGAATTTTGCTTCGAATATGTAGCGAATGATTCAAGTTTGGAGACTTAGCTGAAAGGTTTATGGAACTATTATTCTTATAAGTAAAGCCAATGATTTCACCTTTTACAAACTCGATTGGTTCACCACCGGATTTGCGTTCTATTCTTAATGAAATGCTCATTGAAATAATCTCCTCTGTTAATTCAATCTAGTTTTGTAGGAAATATTTGTGAAAAAATAATTTCCAAATATTAATATATACGAAAAATATTAAATAGTAAACATATTTTCAACATGGTAAAGGGCGACAATAGAGTTTCGTAACCTCGGCAAATTATATGAAGAAGCTAAAACGAAATATAATCCAGCCTAACACGGGCCTGTTAGAAACGATAAAAGCTCCGCCGACCAATTAAGGTTAGCAGAGCTTTTTACTATTTAACAATAAACCTCACTTTAGTTCCATCAGCGTATTTATCTAACTGATGACTTACCCATGATCCTGCTCCCCGGTTATCACTAGGGGTTATGTATCGAATGTCAGCACCTGCGCCACCTTCTGCACACATTGCCATTGGCCACTCATCACGGTCATATCCTTTTTTAGTTGGATATCCCTTTAGAGACTCTTTCCTGTTTTCCTCGGCTCCATCCCGATCAATCGTACATACAGCAGAGTGTCCGGCTGCAATGGCATCCCTAATATGTGCTCCGGTTTCAGGGTAGCGTGAGCTTGGAAACTCCAACGTATACCCTGTTGCTTGTTGACTAATTGCTGCCGATTCAGCATATACACCTTGTACGGAAAAAATAGCAACTAGTAAAAATACAATTAAACCTCTTACAAATCCTTTTACCATATGACACCTCCGAAATATGTTAAATCTTCTAAATACTATACTGAAAGATATGTCAAAGTATCGGGCGTATTGTCGCTAATTAAAAAGACTCATACCAGTTATTATTACAAACTAATATAAGTCCTATCTGAGATTAAATTTAGGTATTAGGAGGGAGTGTGCTCACAAACTCATAAACACCTACTATACGTTTAGCCGGGTAATCCGGATTTTCAAATACAGTTATGGAATATCCTTGTGGTTTATTAATCATAGAATTAATAACATCTTTTGGTAACTCTTTTTTTAGCGAGGCTTTGATATCAACTTGGTATTTCAGATTATCGTCATCTGAAATTAATTCTTCACCCTTCACTGGTATAGTTTCAGGCAAAGTATAATATTTAGCTAAACTTTCTGGAACACTTATATAAAAATAATATGGATGTTTACCCTCCAATATATATTTTCTAGGCTTGTCTCCAAATTTATAAGTTACACGAAAGGAGACTGAGTTATCAGAGGAATCGTGAGACATTTTAAAATCATAGACAAGAAAGGCGTTAGGGTCTTCAAAATGAGTCCCCGTTAAAAAAGGCTCACTCTTTTCATTGTTCTGATCCTCATTTCTTTCTTCACTTTTGCTCTTATTTGTCCCGTTGTTTACATTATTGCTAGGATTAAGTTTATTATTAGCTGTATCCATCTCTTTATTATTACTGCTACAGGCAACCAGAGTTATAATTATAAATACTAAAATCCATAAACTAGTTTTTCTTAAAATGATCTCTGTCACCCCCTTGAAGTATAAAAAAAGGAAACCAGTTTGGATATTGGTTTCCTATGAAATTATTACAATTTTCTTACAAATATACTATCGGAAAACTCGGAAGTAGTCCAATTTCCAGAGTTATAAGTGCTGCTAACTACCACACCAGAACTATTAGCTCTTTCGATATAGCCACTTGTTTTTACCACTACACTCCCAGCTTTAATAGTATAAACACTTTTCGCTGGAATAGACCATGTAATACTAACTGATTTAGTAGAATCAACTCCTGCATTTACATCAAGAGATGCTTTAACTTTTTGGGCCATAATCTTTAACTCAGTCTCACCACCAATGGTGACATTTGCAAACTTGCGTATACTTACCGTCCTCGTTACCGAAGTTGTTCCCCCTCCAGTATTAGATACTTCCATAGAAAAGTCTGTAGATTTTTCTCTCGTTGTTTGATAGGGCTCATAATAAGTCCCTGGCCCGGGATATTTAGCCTCCGCAAAAATTACTATTCCTGAAGGGTCGATCGCTTTCTCATACGTTGCTTCAGTAACACTTTCTGCATAAACTGAACTAGAACCTAATGACAATAAAGTTATTACACCTAACAAAGATAAACTTTTTAATTTCTTTTTCACGTGTTATCTCCTATTCTTATTCTTTATTTTCACACCCACAAAATTCAATATTATGGATATACGCTCATTATAATCAAAATATGCTACAATTAAATAAGAATAATTACTCATTTTACAACGGTTCAATATACCTAATAATGTAATATTATGTATATATTTGTCGAATTTTCTGGTCTCAGATTGTAAAATATTATATAAAAGCATCTGCAATTTATTAGTTCTAATTAAAAGACTCCATACTGGTTACATACCAGCGGAGTCCTTTTTCACATCTACTCTAAATTCAAACTGCTTCCGCATGAAATAGGACCCGTTAATCTTAATGGAATCCGGTGAAAACTTTTCTACGGGGCCACCATAGTCTATAATCTCCATCATATCTTCATTTAATGGATTAACCACATAAACTTGGACTTGAGATAACGCTGCAGCTAAAAATTCTATATCTGTTTGTAATGATTCACACATTAAAGAATTCCTCCTAACCTTCTGATAAATATTTTTCTCCAAATTTGTGATTCAAGCAGACAAATTTAATTTTTACATTATCCCGTCGTGCTTCTCAAAGATTTCTAAATCAAAAATGGAGGCGGATTTTATATAACTTTTTTTGATTCTAAAGATTTTATAATTAAGTAGAACCAATAATTGATCTTTTACAAATGCATCAGCCTCTGCTTTTTCTATAAATTTTAAATGTTTTTTTAATTCATTTACATCATTAGTTTTTTGGATATCATAATATTTACTTCGTAGAGATACAAGTTGCTTGCTGCCTCTTTGCTCCTCATCCTTGTAAACAACTTTTCTTGAGCTTGATAGATCCATAGCGAATGCAACCAAAGAAAAAATAATGAGGATAACAGAAAGCCATCTTTGAAATGATTGATCTAACTCAGCAAATGTTAGTGAAAGCTGCACGATACTACAGGCCAATACCGAAAAACTTATTACTGTAGAAGTAGTAAATAATAAAAGTAGTACATTACATTTTGTATTCTGTACGCCTATATCAAAAATTAACTGAGCTAATCGCTTGAGAATTTGTTGTTTACTCATTTTCCGATACCTCAGTTTTTGGATATATAATAAGTTGGGATTTATCATCAACATTTTTTCTTACGATAGATAGAACATAATCAAAGTCTTCATAGTCTATGTCTGAATTGAGAAGAGATATTTTTAATCTTGCTTCACATAGAAATTTATAGTATTTCACATAAAACTCTTGTTTATCTTCTCCGGGTCCTCTATAAAACTCAAACGCGTTATAAGCCAGATCATAATCTTCTTTTCTAAGTGGAGACTCTAGTAACCTTGCAAAAAAAGGAGCGGTCTCTATAGTAACTTTACTCCAATCATATTTAAATGCTTGGATCATTTTTTTCAGACTTGATAGACTGTCGACGCTAATGTTTTTTATTTCAACTCCCTTAATTAATGTAACTTTAAATCTTTCTCTAATGATTTCAGATTCTTGAACAAGCAATATATCCCACCCACGATGGAGAAAAGCATTTAAAATCTCTTTGTTTTTAACATCAAATTCTTTAACAGTGGTTACGAGAATAATCAACAAGGGGGTTATAATAGCAAGGGCTCTCTCGACATATTGTATAAATTGTGCAATTCCGAAAAAAGTATGATTACTGTTCAAATTAAAATAACTGGATGCACTAATATTAATAAATTGAAAGAAAAATTCACTTTTATTGGATTTGTAAAGAGTGTAATTTATATGGTGAATATAGACTGCATTCTTTAAATCGCTTACTTGCAATTTTGTTCCAGATACATTTTGTTTTTCATTTACGATATGAACTATATCGAACAGTGAGACGATAAAATAACAGGCTGCAAATGTTACAATGATTATTAAGCTAAATAAAAAGTATCGCAAAATAATTTTAGTAATTAAGTTATTGAAGCTTTTCCAAATAAAAAGTCTCAATAACTGAAAAACCAAAAGAGAAGTTACTAAAAAGAACAATAAGATGCTCATTGACTCTTGAATAATTATCACTCCTGTACATAAATGATACCTTTAAAAGTTGTGAACCAGTTCTGAAGTATTTTTTAATCCATCACCCTTATTATGTATATACCTTATATTCCCTGTATTGAATTATCACAGCCTCAAACAAATTAGTCAATAAGAACTATTACTTAAGACATAGGGAAAGCAAAAAAAGAAACTCTATATACCCAATCTTAAGGGCACATAGAGCTTCTGACACAATGAAAATCACTATTATTATTATATTTGTTTATTAGATGCTTTGGTAGGGCCCCTATTTAGGAGGGACCGACCAAAGCATTCCTAAAACGTCAAGTCAAATCGTATTTTTGTCAACTCTTGGCTAGCAAGTATGACATGTAGTTTAAAGTTCCGATAAGTGAAATAAATATTATTAACATGAAGCTTATAAAAACCAAATATGCTTTAAAGATTACATTCTTGTTTGTCAATTAAACACACGCTCCCTTAGTTTAACATAACGGAGCTTTGGGTCGATCCACTTTAATTCTATTACATTGAGCTATAAAATGTCAAAAAATCACTTTATAAGCCTTATCCTCGGTTTTCCTACAGAATATATATTTTGAAACTCCGCTTCGGTTAGAGAAGTCACGTTACTTAAATCCTTGTATGAATAACTGAGATCAGATTGATGGATTTGCAAGATCTCTTCTAACATAGATGGCTTCTCAAAAGGAAGATCAAGTTCAATAGGTTCCCTCGTCCTATAGCCCGATTTTCCCATTTGAGTCCACAGGTATCTTGACTGTCTCTCAGTAATTTTATTTAAGTCCACAGCCCTTTTTAGCAAAGCATTCATTGATACTTTCCAGTATGGCTTTAAAGCAGCAAGTTTAGGAAGAGTAATGCCACCCAAAGAGTGAGATATCTCATTTTTAGGCATTAGAAATTCAGAAGAGAAACGGTCCGCTTGTTCTTCGATATCCACATCTTCACTTGGTGGTTTTCGATGCATAATAATATGTCCAAGTTCATGACATAATGTAAAACGGATTCGGTCCATAGTTCGATTAAAGTTTGTGAAAATGAGCGGAGGTACACCAGGATTCCATAAATGAATAGCATCTATATTAGCATCTTCAAAGTCGAAAGGAATAACTATTGCACCCGCATCTTCTAGAACATCAATTACATTTTGTATTGGCCCATTAGGAATTCTAAAAGTTGCACGAACTATTTGTGCTATTTTTTCGACATCACCATCATACTTTTCTGGGTCCATATGAAAGAACGTAGGCTCGTCTATATCAACTGATCTCAGCAAGGTTTGAATTTCCATTCTTCTTAATTCAAGCCGCGCATAAACAGTGTTTAATTGTCGTTGGGGAACCGCCTGTTTTTTTCTATGGAAAAATTCACTCAAACCAATTCCGTATATCTTCTCTTCTCTTTGAAAAAAATTATTCGGATAATTTAAAGCTTTTGAAATTTTATCTAACTCTTCTTGAGTTATTGAAATTAATCCATTTTCGATTTTCGAAAGTTTCCCCTGTGTAAAGCCAATTTTTTTGGCCAATTCACTTTGGCTGATAGATCGTGATTCTCTCCCCAGCACAACTAATTGGCTATTATAATTCACGCTATTTGTTAATTGCATTTTTATCACCAGCACTAATAGATTTGTCTTTAACCCGAACTCTTGTTTTTCTTGTTGTAGTTTCTGAAGGTGTAGGTAGCGGGAAAAGGGCCGGCTCCGCAATAGGAGTTACCTCTTCATGTGTGATATCCCACTCCCAGATATTTATCTTTCCATATCTGTAAGTGATATAAATTCCATCAATATTTGATTGAAGGTTATTCAAAGTATAACCAACATGCAACAATCCATACGGAGGTAATCCTTCCAGTTCCAATTGTACAGTATCTTGAAGATCATAGGCCAATGCTTGCATTGTTGTTATTCCATTAGAAAGAAGCTTGTCGTTAAACTTTTTAAACCGTAGAGTTAAAAGTCCTTCAATTGAAAGCATGAATAAGCCTTTTCTCTCGTCAGTTCTTACTTTAGGCAATCCTTCAAACTTTAACTTGATTTCATCTTTAATATTATCATGACAAATTGAAGCTGCTGTTCTTTGCGAGTGCTTGTGCCTTGTCTGAGCATATTCCTCGCCTATGTAATAATCCTGTACACCTTTAAAAACAGCAGTTTTAATCAAATCAATATATGGCTGCAACATTCTTATTGCGTCATCCTTCAATAGTGGCTCCATAGCTTCCCTCCTCTTTCTACTATTATATTATCAATTTAAGATTTTGTCAAAATCATTGTAAATTATTCCGTTAATTATTCTCTTAATTATTTCTAGATACTTCCTCTCAATCCTCTGAATACAAAATTGCACCCTACCGGCTAAAGCCAGCAAGGTATTTACTTTATCCTTTTATTTCGTAGCTACAGGTGTTTAAAGAACTTTCTATATGGATATATATCCCTAGTTCTGATAGACTACGACTAGAATATCCAATGTGAAGGGGATTACTACTTTGGAACCTGTAAATCAAATCAAAAATGAACGTAAAAAGATCCGGATAAATTGGAGAATAGTTTCTATCTATCCTCTCGTATTAGCGTCTATTGTATTATTTGGACTTTTTATTTATCCCACTATGTACAAATACGATAAATTGGATCAAAAGTACCCTGTAATGATCAATCGTTTAACTGGAGAAGCAAAGATTCTGACTCAAGACGGCTGGCAAAACACCCCTGATATTGATTCTGCAATTGGCAAAATGGAACAATATAAAGGTGAAATATCTATGGAAATTGACAAACAGAAAGAACAAATCACGCAGAATGTAATGGCTTCTGTAGAGAGACAACTTGATGAAATCAAAAACCAAAGTGCATCTGTAAATCAAAGCCCCTCAGAGAGTGAATTTGCAGGTGTTAGAAATCGGGATAGAGGGACGTTCAGTAAAGGTGATTCAATGGACACCGTGGAGAAGATAATGGGCACTGCTAATACAGTAAACTATGCTGGTCCTTTTGAAAGATGGTTTTATGGAAATTCAAGTGTGAGTTTCAAAGACGGGAAAGTTAATGGATGGAACAATTCAGACGGAAATCTATCGCTAAAATAAAACAAAAGCTCCGGCAGTAGATGCACGGAGCTTTTGTTTTATTTTTTTATTCTGCCGTTACTGCGGCTTGAACAGCTTCTACCGATGCTGAAATAGGCTCAGGTTCAGAATGCACCCGGGCAGGAACAACAAATGCTACCTCTGCTGTAGCCTGTGCCAAGAAATTATTAGGTTTTGCAGCAAGCCCCGATACAGCCTCCTTAGCAGCCGCTTGAGTAGCTTCTTCGTTCGGTTGTGATTCTGTAACGATTGCCTTCGTTTTGGAGTTATACTCTAAATATGCCTTTTCTATCGCGGATCGAATCTCTACAGCCGATACAGTAATGCCCTGTTCTGCTAAACGCAATGTAGTATACTGTAATGCTTCCTGAAGCTTACGCTCTCCCCCTGCTTGTTTGAACGCCGTTTGAGCAAAGGCAAAACCCTCTCCTGCTATCTTATGGATTACTTCCCTCTGTGCTGCCGTTGTACGTGCCTCCAACCATAAATTTACTTTTACCTTGACTGTGTTCAATCCAGCCAAAACGAATGTCGTAAGTACGCCTACGGCTGCTGTAGCAATAGTAGTCACGTATGGTTGTACACCTTCGATTAATGTTTGCATGATTATTTATCCCCTTTCGTTTTCAGGCCAGCAATTTTATTTTTAGCATCCCATGAAATCTCAGCTCCGTATGATTCCGCAATGGGCCGCAATTGTACATAAGATGTTCCTTCAACCAATTTCACAGACTGCAATTTACGATTGTTCAGATATGCGACCTTTTTGGCATTATCCCAACGTAAAGGGATGCCAAGAGCATCCGCCAGCACGCGCAACGGAACGTGAGTCTTTCCATCAAACAGCAGAGCTTTACCTACATTCTCTCCGTTAATCTGGAATGATCCATCCTTAACAGTCGCGTCTTCCTCTTTGGGTACGGATGGCTTCTTGCTGAACCGCGTCCGAAGCTCATCTGCCGTGCCGTCAAATTCATTCAAATCGACTGGACCCGCTATGCCAGCCACCTTATGCGTGCCGGACGGCAGTGTACCACCAGCTGAGCCATCGCTATACTGCCAGAAATCCCAGCGCGACCATCCAGACGCGCCAGGTGGAACTTGTGTGGAGCTGTACCGGGCGATCCACAGCGGGTAATCTGATAAGCCGCTGAAATTACCGATGAACGAAGGATATGTGTACACGATTGGTCGTACTCCAGTAAGCCGCTCAACCTCCTGCAAAAAAGCTTTGGCTACGGATGTAAGCGCCGATTTGCTCAAGCCGGACTTGTTGGACTCATAATCCATTACAGGCGGCAGATCAAAAGCCGCGATGCCTCCTGCTGAATCAATGGCGCTCACGAAGTTTGCAGCTTCCTTTCGGGCATCCTCTGGCGTTATGGCAGAGTCGTCTACATAGTGATAAGCTCCAACCAGGACTCCTACAGCTCGCGCAGCCTGCGCATTACCGATGAATGTCTTGTCCCGGTATGACTTTCCTTGACTGGCCTTGATGAAGGCAAACGATATGCCGTCTTCCTTCACTGCCTTCCAATCAATCTTTCCCTGATATCGGGATACATCTATCCCTTGCGCGTTACCTTTCTTTCTTGCCTGCATTTTCTCCGTCCCCTTCCTTCTCTCCACTTTTACTTTTTAGAACCTCTACAGCCTGCCGGATAATTGATGGGACAGGCGCACCAATCCTACCGCCATTTTCAACTATCGACAGCAATTCATTTGCCAGATAAAAATAGGCGACTGCATCCCGGAATAAATGAGAGTCACCCAGTACGCCGTCTACCAAATGCGCTACGGCAACCATCGCAAAAATGAAGACCTTACGGGCAATACCGATCATGCCTACCTTGCTTTTTAAACCGGGACCAGTTCCCCTTTTTCCTTCTGTTCCTGCTGCAATTAATCCAGTCACATAATCAATTATTGTAAATGTAAGAAGTGCAGCCAGAGCAAATGACCATCCTCCAAAAAGATACGTTATCGCGCTTCCACCAAAGGCAGCGCTAAATTTATAAATCTCCGACTTGTCCACTTGCTTCCCTCGTTTCTTTTTACTCAATATAAGGCGAAAATCCATAAAAATAGCGCACTCAGAAGAGCACGCTCATGAACATTCTATTTCCCCCACTATTAAAAGTCCCCACTTATCCAACCTTCTTTCCCTGTCTCTCCGTTCAGGAAACTTTTCCTGAGCTATCATCATTCGTTTTTTGAACCTTTTCTTCTTGGGACTGTATCTCTGCCAAAGCATTTCCCACCGCCGTATCCAGAGCGTTAAGAATCTCCTTACGCTTATGCGGCTGTGAAGCAATGACAGCAGAAATAACTTCAGTTAATTCTTCAACCGGTCTAGTCAGATCCAATTGAATATCTAATGTAGATTTTATCTTTGCCACGGGTTTCATCACCTCCTCAAGACGCAAAATAAGCCCCTGAGTTATCAGAGGCTTTCATACTTATATCTTAAATTGGTACTGTTGCTGTAACGCTGCGGATTTTAAAGGGAAACATAAATCAGTGAAAATAAAGTTGTAAACAGACCATACGTTTTCAAACTAACAGGAAGTATAGTTCCAATTATGGTAATATGGGGAATAATCTTTTGTTTGAGTTAGGATCGAGTTACCCATGGATCTACTCATAATTATTTTAGTGATCGGTTTTATAACCATAGTAAGTTATCTCAGGGCAATTCATATTTCTCTTCAGCGAATTATAGAATATAAGCGTAAAGAAAATGAATAGCTATTTTTAGATGTGCCAAAGTGTTGGGTGACATAGTTAAACCAACATAGAGATGATTGTTACATACTTGTTGGCTTAATCAATGACATATGGAGGTTAATAGGCAATGGATAACTGGAATGATAAAAATACTTGGGAACAGAGTGAGATTCATATTGACCAACTGACAGGCGAGATTGATCAGATTCTACACAAGATAATTAACGGGCTAGAGGATCTAGGTATAGCATACGGTATCATTAGGGAATTTAGTTATAATCCTGAAGAGCCACCAACCTGGACTATTAGTATTGAGGAATCTAAAACCGTACTCACCTTGGATATCTTATTCCAATATATGAGCCTGCATAGAAACATCGAGGATGCTTTGACTCATTTTATGCATGATCACTTTCCGTACTTTACTTAATGAGAGTATAACGGTGAAGACTATTCAACTAACGGGACATGATTGTTGAGCAGGCGCTATAAGCCTACTCTTTGGGCATTAGGCGCTAATTTGACTATTTTTAAAATGGAGTTGTTTATCATTTTAAAGCATTATAAGATGGTTTCAGACATCGATGTACTTTAAAAAGAAAGAGAAGAAAATATGAAGGCTGAAATTGAAAAAATACCGTCTTGTAGAATTGCATACATGAGACAGATTGGTCCTTATGGAATTGCAAATTCACAACTAATGGAGAAATTTAAATTCTGGGTTGAATCTAATGAATTATTTAATAATACGTCTATTATCCTCGGTATTGCTCAAGATAATCCTGCATTTGTAAAACCGGAAAATTGTCGCTACGATGCGTGTTTGGTTGTTCCTGATGATTACTGTGTTAATGCTGATGAAGTAAGTCTGAGCAATATTAGTGGTGGAAGATACGCTGTTTTTAAGATAAATCATACCGCAGAAGCTGTTCAAAAGGCTTGGGTTGAAATATTCCTGGAGTTGGAAATTCAAAGGTTCAGCTTAGATGAAACCAGACCTATCTTGGAGCGATATACAATTGAACTTCTTAATAATCATTATTGCGAAATTTGCGTTCCGATTCATTAGACGTATTAAGATATAGGCTGTTTCTATTATTGAAGGCAGTCTAATACCAATTCCTTTTTATAAAAGTAAAAGCCCTCCGTTTAAGAGGGCTTTTTGTGTATCTATATTGTATTCGCTGTTTAGTACCTCTGCACTACGATTTTAAGTCACGCACTCTATATGAGTGCGACTTCAATGCAGAAACACGTTGAATGATTTTAGTGCTGTCCGTTTAGTGGAAAGTATTTTTTTGTGGACTTATCATCTTTAATTACTAAGCTATTAACTTTTTACTTAACACTAATCTGTTAAAGTAATCAGAAAGAATTTTCTTTCTAACTTGAAAATCTTGTGTAGAGATAAGTAAACCTATATCAACTCTTTGAAGAGTTTCAATACTTTTTATTTGTTCTGCGGAAAGATAGGGTCTAATCGACTCTCCTGCCTTTACTCCTTTTTCTTCTCTAACTTGTTTTGCAGTAATTCCTAGAACAATCCGGTTAATCATATCGATTTCATTTGTAAAGTGATAACTCTTAGGCACTTCATGTGAATCATTAATAGCACTAGTAAAGGCAGGAAATTCAAGCCGAGTAGCTTGAAGAGATTTTATAAAGTATTCCATATCATTAAATCTTTGAATATAAGCTTCTTTGAATCTCGCTGCTTTCTTTCCTCTATATCCCATAATGAGAAATACGAAACCATCTTTAGAGATTAGGTATTCCTTATAAGATCTACCTTTAGAATCTTTATATTTAATCGGCTCAAAATTGAGCCGATTAAATTGTTCGCTGCAATCAAGACTTTCAATATCCCTCAAAACATTCTTATGTTCTTTTTCAAACTCTTCTGCAACTTGGCGACTAGTGCAATAAGCCCGTCCACTCTTCTCATAAAGATTGAATTCAGTATTAAGAATTAATTTACTCATAATTCTTCTCCTCCTAGTTCAATAGGACTATCTAACGTAACAATAAAATCTTTGAAGGAAACATCATTTAATTCAGAAATTTTATTTCTCAACGCAAGATATTGATCTGAAGAAGAATTAAAAATAATTTCTAGAATTTTTTCTTCCATAAAGTTTATCCTCCTAAGATAAGGGGCATAATACTTCTATCTCGTCACAAATAATCCTTTACACCTAGGCAATAAGACCCGAAATTTTGACTATAAAGTATGATTAACACGTTTATATTTGATCATAACTGTGTTACAATTGTGACTAAGTTAGAGGGTATTAGCCCCTAAATTCTACTAAAGTCACCTATCTTCTTGGCGGGAGGGAGGTGACTTTTAACTTGCATTGGAATGTTGTTCCTCTTTTATAAGAATTTCATCTATTGTTTTGCAATTAAACACATCAGAAATTCTCATTAGAACCTTAACACTAGGAATTTTATCGTAACATTCTATTTTCTTAATGTAGTCTAATGAAATTCCTATTTTCACAGCTGTTTCTTTTTGAGTCCAACCCTTTTCCTTTCGAAATTTTCTTAGATTAGTAATAGTTATCACCACCTTCTAGTGTATTTTAAATGCACTTTTTGTTTCACATGAACATTATAGTGCATTAAAAATGCACTAGTCAATAAGTTTGTTAGAGGTGCCTTATGAATATTGGTGAAAAAGTAAAAGAACAACGTAAACTAATGGGTTTAACACAACCTCAATTGGCAGAAAAAATAGAAATGTCTATTGATTCAATAAAAAAGTTAGAAACAAATCGTATGAATCCAAGCATAGATACATTAAATAAATTAATTAAATTTTTCAAAGTAAAAGCTGATTACTTTCTAGATAATTTAGAGAAAGAATCAGAAATAGTAGATAACAAAATGGTAAAGGTAGGAATCATACAAAAAGTAAATGCAGGCGAAGATGCTACATATGGTGAATTCAAATCCTACGTTATGGTGGATTCTAAAATATTAGAGGGCAGACCTGCTATTGCCCTCAAATTAAAAGACAACTCTATGGATAAAGATAATTTATTTACTGGTGATATCGTTGTAGCAAAACAAATGACTGAAACGGAAAAAATTAAAAGTACAGATATTTATCTCATACTAAGTAACGATGGTTTTTATGTGAGAAGGATAAAAAAGCATCGCAAATTCCTTATTCTTACTCCATCAAATCCAGATTATTCTGTAATTGAAATTAACAAAAACCCATACCTCAAAAATAAATATCATATATTCGGGAAAATTGTCCAAATAATAAGAAATATATGAGTCAGAGACTAAATAACAAAAAGGACTCCTAAAACTTAGGAAGTCCTTTTAATTATGTTCTATTTGTGCGATTTCTAAACAACTATTTTTCTAGTTCAGCTTTTTGCTTTCCATTTCATTCCACGAACTCATCTCATGTAGAGTGCACTTTTAATTTGAGCAAAACTGCCTTATTCTTTTTTTCATGAGTTATTTAAGTGAAGCTATAGCTTTATTTATTTCTTCTAGTTCAGTCTTATATTTAGCTAAATTGCCCTCGGATTTTTGTAAAAGTTCTTCCGTAGCTTTTGTCTTGGAATCTAACGTATCCATCATTTTCTTATTTCCGGAGTATTCTTCTCTAAATTTACTATACTTTTCAATTGTTTCTGTGTATCCCTGCTTGCTCTTTTCATACTCTGGAATTGTTTTTTCTAAATCATCTTTCCTTTGCTCCAACCTTACTATAGTCCATCCAGAAAATTCTCCATCTTTCACTACTTTATCGAAGTTCTGATCCTTTTTAGAATCTGATAAATCAACAGAGGTTGAAGAAGATGCTGATGCCGACTCGGTATTTATCTGAATTGTTTTCCCATCCACTTTTATCCCAGCTCCCAGGGAATCGGAAACAGCGCGGAGAGGTACGTGTGCCTTTCCATCTACCACGATAGCATTTTCGGCTAACGAATTTCCGTTAACTTTTACTGTATACTCTCCCACTACTTTTTCTCCAACCAAAGATTTAATTTCATCCGCGAATGCGCTACCCGCCGTAGCGACAACCGCGCCAATTAACACGCCACTAAGTAAATAAGACCATTTTTTCATCATCTATACCTCCAGCATAGTATATATGTCCTAATATTACCATTAGCAGAAGGTACAGTAAACATCATGTTAACGAACTATTTGAACTTCCTCCAGCCGGTATGTTCACAGTAGCTACAGTTTTTGTGCGACTGAATAGTTTGAGGTTCCTTGAAGAAGCGTCAAAAGTAGCATTTACGATCATACCATCGAAGGTATCTCCCCTCAAGGAGGCTATGTCACTACGCAAGTCCCTAATCATATCCTCAAGCCCTTCGACATCCCCTAATTTAAGATCAAGTCCACTTATTGTAGCTTCTGAAAAATCTACAGGACCTTTTAAATAAGTGGCATCGTCTACAGATCGAATAATAATAGGTCCCATGTTCCCCAAATGAAATCCTTCTCTATCTCCGTAGACACTTCCTCTTGGCGAGCCATCATCCATAAATAATAAGCCGCCTCCGTCATTGTACTGCCCTAATGAAACAGCTTCTCCACCACGAGAGTTATAAGCAGTAAGGCCAATAGAGTTTATCTCTATGCGCCTACCCTCTTTGGCTGTTCGGAATAAGGCTCCGGTAATAATACCGCCCTCGATCTCATTACCGATTAACTTACTCCCTCGTATTGTACTTGCATTAACTGTACTGGCTCTAATATCTGAAGCATTCATTTCTGAGTTTTCGATCTGGCCTGTGAGCTTAATTGATCTAGCGACTACATTACCCTGCATATCTACCCTGAACGGTGCAATAGTATAATCGTCATTTCCTGCACTAATTCCGTTGGTATTGATTTTGGTGACATTATTCCCGCTACCAATTACTAAGGATACAAAATTACCAAGCTGCCCGACGATCTGTTCAGCAACAACGCCGCGTGCTGTGATCGCTGTCCTCGCCGTTTTACCTCCATCTGTTGTCAGGACAACACCATTTGAAGTCATAATGACCTGATTCTGTGCATTGGTCTTGTCCTGTAGGATTATGCCACGCTGATCGTACTTGATTTCCGTTTTGGAATTGTCAATGTCGATCACGGCCTGCTTTGCATAAGACTCAAATACTTCCGTCCGGATCTTCCCGTTACTGAACAGATTATTAATAATATTCTTGTTCCGCTCCAGGTCAGAAATGATATCCGCATAGTCCCGTAAATTGACATTGGATATCGTAGGCTCACTGTGTTTGTCACGGCTATACGGATATTCTGTAAGCTCTGTGATTCGAGCTTTGAGTTTGTTCATATCCATAGCCGGGTCAATGCACATTACATTGTCGCCCAAAGCTGGTTTAGGTTCAGTATTGTCTATTTTGAACAGGTCCGCCGTCGATACGGTTACCTCCAGCGTCACGTTTTCCTGTTCAGCAAGCGCCTTACGTGTAGCCTTTAGCAAGTCCTCTGGTTCCTCTATGTCCTGTTCAATGATTTCCCCATCGTAAAAAGGAACCGACTCGCTGGCCCAATATTGAGCATAAGGTGAAATTAAATAGTTAACAGCCAGCTTCCCGTTTACGATCGTTCCCGGCACACCGGAAAGCAAAGTCCGCTCCTCGTCCGTCAGTTTGGACGCATTCATTCCGATAAAAGTTCGTCCGTCCTTCATCTGAGCGAACATCCTGGTCACCAAGGACTCGCCTTTATCCTTAAAGGAACTAGATACGATATTCTTCTTGAGTCTGTATTGAAGGCCACTATCAGTCCCGATCTTTTTTCTCAGGTTAATAGTAAAGTTGTCTGGTTCGACCTCGCACTCATACATTTGAATGATCTTATTTAGTGCTTCAAGACAAGTACCACGTCCGAAGTCTTTTACATCATGTAAATCAAATGTGTCATGAATAACAAACTTGAATCGTCCACCTGTAGCAGCTGTAATCAGGTCTGTAAGCTGGTTGATATGGATACCATAGGCTTCTGCGATGTAAGATGCATACGGAAACTTGTAATCATTCAGTTTAAACATGACGTGATTACAATAAATATTGGCCGTTAGCTTCCGTCCTTCCCTTGATCGGCTACGAGACTGGATCACATAAAATTGGCCACGCTCGTCTTGAACGTGGCCTTTGATTGCTATCTTCTCCCTATAGTCTTCACTGGTCATTGGAACCATGAAGGTTAATTCATAATCGCTATTAATGCGTCGGCGCCGCTGAATATCATAGCTATCAACCAGTGTCCCAACACGTCTCATGTTTTTATCGAATACTTGCATGGTCGGATTCGCCATAAGTCACCTCAATACAAAAATTTATCTCTATGCGTAATACGACACAAAACCATCCTGCCTGTTTCGGGGTCCGTCCAGGTCAGATTATTGTTCCCAAGATTCAAGTCGAAAAAGTCTCCGTTATATAGATGGGAAACGTTCTGACCATTTCTCGTTATTTTGAATTTTCCTGAGTCAATAACAATTACCTCTCCCGGCCTGAACACATCCGTGAATTCAATGTAGTCGGTATGGAATTTCGACAGTTCTGTCGATATCCTTCCTTCCCCGGACATAGGTACAGCCTGCACCAAGATTTCGCGGATATAAACAGCATCTGACATACGTCCCTCGCCCGACATCGGTACAGCTTCCAAGGCATACTCACGTACAAAATCAGCCTGCGCCTGACCTTCACCGGACAGATTAGCTGCTGCTGTCATGTCCAAATTAAAGTCCAAAATGTATTCCGTTACTGTACCGGGTTCATCCACATTAAACGACATGAGATTGAACGCATTGTCGCTCTCAGATCCATCCGTCTCCAGCTTCCGCGAATACATTTGCCCAGAACCAGAAAGAGATGCAGAAAGGTCAATAATGTTCCCCTCTGCATCTCCTGTATTAAATCCTAGACTATTAAATCCTCCACCATTAAACATATGATCAGCCCCCCGCTCAATCCTGATACCTAAATAAATCTACGTCCCAATTAAGCGGAGTTCCTATTTCAGTCTGCAATAATAGTATGTCAACCGTTCCAACGCTGAAATAGGCAAATTCATCGTTACCCAAGAGATTGCTAGTTGCCTGAGAAATTGCTGTTCTGGAAAGATTGTACGTGAAACCATTATCTCTTCTAATAAGTTTTATACCACGATCTTTACGATATGCTGGAGCAGGCATAAATTTATACCACAACTGCCTACCGGATGGCGCTGGATAAGATCCATCAGGATTTCCAAACTCGGTGCTAGCAATTCGAACTGCTGTAGCCATTCCAGTTTCTTTGATTTTTGACAATTCGGAAACTATACCCACAAAAGAACTGAAGTATGTGAGAGCATGTCCCAAGCTGCTAGGATGATTGACACCACTTCCTTCATCGTAAGGCGGAACATGTTTCCCTAATAAATCCTCTTCTGAATAAAACGGGGAACCTGATATCGGATCTCTAAAGTTTATATTTAGATCAGACATAACCGCGCTTGAAGATGTGGCGGTTCTCATTGATATCTTGCCATCATGGAGATTGCTATATGTTGTTTGGTCAATACGCTTTACACCTGCCACGAATACCTGATGATTATCTTCTTCTGCCACGATTTTTATATCAGTCCAATTATTAACGGGAATGGTCAGCCCTGAACTTTCCTGCAATTGCGTGAATCCTTCATCTTCCTCATGACGATATAACCTAACATAAGCATCGCCGCTACCACCCGCAACAAAAACTGTGAATTTACCCAGATCACTCACCCGATAATTCACTGCTGTCACACCCGGATCTCCTGCAACTGGAGGACGCACACTAAACACGATAGAACCATTGTAAAAAGTACGTTCTCTTTGTATGACACCTCCTGAAGTTGGTGTGATTGTTGTCCCCGAGATCGTATAACCACTAGTTTCTCCAGACCATCCATTAGGGTAATTGGCCCAATTCTTTTCAGATTTACTCACTCTAGTGAGGTCATCTTTTCCGTCTCTTAAAATTTGGTACAGTCTGCTTGCATCTGCCAAACTCAACTTATTGTTTCGGGCAAAAGCTCTCGTTGATCGGACGACCGAAATTATAATATCTTGTCTCTGAGAGGAAATATCAATGTTATTGGTTGGCAGAATTGTAGACACTAACGATACACTTGGTTTAGACGCCCACGAGTTTATTGTCGTTAGTGCCATTCCCAATTCCGAAGCGAATTTACTGTCTTTTGAGGCGTCTGTTCCATAAGAATCATTCATGCCGAAAGCTAAAATAACTAGATCAGCGTTAAAATCCTTCACATGATCTTTCCAAGACTTTCCGACTACCGACCATGATCGTTTAAAACCATCTGCCACCACACCTTCTGTCGCTATACCTTTATAGTTTCCATCGTTGAAAAGGGCAAGCCATCTGCCCCCTAGTGCAAAGTTTTGTGCAATGACATTTACTTGAGGCAGTTTATTTTTCAGTTCTCTTATTAGTCTGGACACATACAGATCATCTGTATTCCCAAGTCCTCCATTTTCAGTGATGCTGTCTCCAATAATCGCTACCCTTAACACAAGCGACTTGTTTATAGCAATCACAGATCTTTTTAATGAGTCAGCAGGTATGACATTCGCTTCATTCAAGGCGTGGTTATACATAAGTTCTGTTCTGTTTTTTTTGTTTACTCCATCTTTTGTATCGAAGTTAAGTAAACTTTCTTTCGTCTCTGTTAGCGTAACCTTATCAGCTGCACTCATTAGGCCGGATTCTGATTCTGTTGCATTTGGAATGGGGTCACTTCCGCTTGAAATATGGTCATTCCCATGAGAATCAAACTTCGTTTTTAATGACTCAATATTTTGAGTCGCCGCTCTCCAATCTGCTGCTGTAAAGTTTCGGGCAATTCGTGTACCAACAGGCCATGCCCTCGCTACGCCTTCAAATCCACGCACACAGCCTTTCAGCACATTTTCTTCTACGGACGTATACGTAATGGTTTCTGCCACGTCTCCGTTGCCCAAGACAGCGATGCCTTCGCCCGGAAGCAGCACGGACGCATTAGCAACAGTAATTTCCGTTTGGGTGTCCGTAATCAATTCGGTCAACTCTGTTTTAGGAGAGTTCACCACTGGTGGATACATTTTTTCCACGCTTCACACCTACCCTTCGTCTACTTTTATTTGCCCGGCAAGAAACCGAAGTGTGTCATTGGTCTGTACCGTGCGCGGTGTTTTGACTGCCCCGTGATATACAAGATTGCCCCCTGTTGCCGCCGTGCGGATGCCGATATGAGTTACCAAGCCCCAATCTGCTCCAGCTATAGGGAAAGAGACATCCCCCACGCTGGAAGTAACGGCCCTGCGTTCTGTGATAACAGGTTCACTAAACGTCACAGCGCGTCGTACATAGCCCCCGCCGCTCACCTCCTGCCCTGTGTCTGCGTCCGTTGGACTGCTGGTGTACAAGGCAATGTAAAGTGTCTGCGGCGATGCAAAGTTAACGCCACGTAAAGCTGCATTGATACAGGCCGTTTTCCACCAGTTACTTTTGCTTAAAAGCACGTCTGCCAATATAAAAACCTCCTATTCTACTTGATACTCATTTGCGATACGGAAATTCCGTATGTCGGCATTTCCGATGTTGGTCAAGACAATAATAGGACTTGCTCTCTCATCTCCTGTAGAAATGACCGACACTGTTTGTGGCGATTGAGTAATGATAACTTCTTTAATATTCTCATCGCTTTCCGGGAACGGATGCTCCCCCATTTTGATTGGTATGGTAAGCTCCCCATCCCAAAGTATCTTTTCAATATCCAGCGTGCCAGCATATCTACCGATGTATCTCCTTCCCGGCAAGTCACCAAAAGTAAATACGATGTCCCCTTTTTTGGCATTAAAAAGAGCCGCCACTTGGGCGACTCTCCTATGGTAATCAAGGGTTGTATCATCAGCCATGACCACACATTCAAGATTAATTGTTCGCGGTCCGTAAGTACTGCCAAAGTCTAATTCCCCATCCCTCTCGGCTATTTCAAGAGAATGGTCCTTTGTTGGCGGTAACACGGGTATATTGTGAGTTTTAAGCCCTAATCCAATGGATTTAAAGGACTTACCATCGACAGTAGCATCAATCATTTAGGATTTACCTCCCCTCGCTTGCAACCTCCGCACCAGGTTATCTCGTTCGGTCCAAAACACCTTTGCTGCGGACTCATCTTCAATATAAGTATCTCCTGAAGTTACTGTGTAGTAATTGTTGTTATACTGCGGATTTGAACCTCCTGAAGCCATTGGCATAGAAAAGTCTGGCATGGAGAAATTAAGCGCTGGCATTTTGAAATTGATAATTTTGAACAGGTTGCTCTGCTGTTGATCATTTAGATACATTTCTCCAGCCCGAGCTATTACCGGAACCTCCGCGCCGTGATCCCCCTGGACAACGCCCCCAGAATGGAATTTTTGAATCTTTCCTGTATCTTTCTTGATGCCATACTTATTCCGAAGAGCAGTATTTTCCTCATGCAGCTTAGCTTTTTCGGAAGCACTTGCCGAGTACCATTTATCAATATTGGAATTATATCTTGCCAGGTCACTGTCTTTTTCAGAGATTGAGGAATTGGTATCAAAGGATGCAGACAATGAGGTGGCATTGATTTCAGCCATTTTCATTTGATAGTCTAAGATGAATTGATCCAACTGACGCAATATTTCTGCGTTTTTCTCAGATTCCTTTGAAATCTGAGTATTTTTCAAATCTTCAGCTTTGGATTCAACACCATCCGAGTACTCATCAAACTTACTGGTGAGTTCATCATAATGCTGTTTGGCAGCTTCAATCTGGTCATTGTAATCCTTTTCTCGCTCGGTCTTTTCATCCTGAAGCTTTTTCTTCTGATCTTCCAGCCCTCTTTTAGCCAACGTGCGGTTATGCTCTCGTTGCATATCCTCTATGTCTTTCTCAACCTGTTTCCGCTCCGCGATACCCTCAGGTCCAACGGCAGATTGAAGCAAGGCAAGACGAGCTTGTTTTTCAGCCATAGCACGATCATAGTCCTCGTCTTCATTCGCGGTTTGCATCTTGGCAAGCAAGTCGTCTATGGCCTTGATTTTAGCATCCTGAGCTTCGACAAAAGCATCCCGCTCCGCTTCAATCCGTTTGACTTCCTCATCACGAGTCTTTTCAAGCGCTTCCTTTTCCTTCTTGGCAGCTTCAGTAGCGGCCTTCTTCTGATCCTCCAAAAGTTGCTTCTTCAAGTCATGGACCTGTACATCAATTTCCATGCGTTGCTCTGATCCATCTTTATAAAGAGCCTGCATTTTTGTCCATGCATTGAGCTGGTCTGAAACGGATATAACTTCCAAACTCTTTTGATAATTAATCCTCTTTTGAAAATCAGATAGGAATTCATCTTCCAGTGCCTTACGCTTTTCGAATATTTTCTGCTGCAATTCAAAGCTTTGCTCGGCAGTACGATCCTTAGCCGTGCTCATGCGCATGTAAGCATCGTATTCCATTTTTAAAATAGCAATTTGGCCTTGTCCTGCCATCTCCATTTTGGAAGTCTCTTTATCTATCCATTTTTCTGAATTTTGATATCGAAGCTCGTTGTACTTGACAGTAAGATCATAAATTTGTTTTTGGATATCTCTCCGGTTTGCTGGCAACAGATAGGCTTTATTTTGTTCTTTGGTATAGAAATCAAGAGATGATTTGGTCATTTCGATTTCTTGCTTGTTGGTCTGCCGCATGCGTTCGTTCTTCTTTTCTAGGTTAGCAACGTCTTCTTCATAGCGAGAATCATTCAACTTCTGAATGTCCCGCCCCCACTGCTTCAACGCATCCTTATCTTCGGTTAAATATTGCTTATGCCGTTGCCCTAACCGTTTATATCCGGCTATCTGTTGGTCTATAGACCATTCATTTCGTTCTGAAATATATTTAAAATTGTCCATATCATCGCTGTAAGAATCCTTACGCGCTTCGGCTGCTTCTTTGGCTGCTTTTTCAGCCGCCTTCTCAGCATCGCTCTTTCCTTTTTTCTTATCCTTCTTACCTGACGAATCACTAACACCAAATTTAGGATCTTTGTAGAGATTTGACAAAGCATTAATCCGAGTATCAAAGGATTTTGCTTGCTTTTCATATTCCGTGTATATTTCATCAAGTTGATTTTTGTTATCCAGTTTTTTCTTATCAACATCAAGCTGATTTTTGAAAGGAGCGTTTAAAACCGATCTAATACCGGTCATGTTATTTAGTTCAGTTTGCCTTTTCGCAACCTCTATTGAACTCTGAGCCATAACACCATTTAGAGCGGCTTTAAGTTGAGCTAAGTTTTTAATAGCTTCTGCTTCAATGCTATAAGCTTTTAATCGTTCATCGGTGGATACTTTTGTGTTAAACGCTGAAGCCTTCTCGGATTTCAAATCGTCAATTGCTTTCTGGATTTTTGCTTTTCGTAAAACTTCCACAGCGTCTTTTTCAAATTTCCATCCATCACTTGTCTTATAGATCTCTGCTGCAAGTTGAGGATATTTTAATATTAGGTCCGTGGCAGCAGCGGCGTTGAGAGACTGTCCTTTTGAAAGGTCGCTCAAGAGATTATTCATCTCAGATACAGCAGTGCCATTACCTTGAATTTGCTCTCTTAAATCTGCTAATGCTTCCGCCTGAGCTTTGGCACTTTCAGCTGCTGTACCCGACTTCCCTGCAAATTGATCAACCGCATCAACTGCAACTTGGCCTAGCTGCACTGCGACTTCAGCGGCAGAGGCGGAAAGTTTATGATTCTCCTTCTCTAAACCATTTACTTCGTCTTGGAGAAGCTGAACGGAGTTAGAAGCTTCGTCCAAACTCTTTCCAGTAAAAACGTTTTTAAAGAACTCTCCCATTTGTGAAGCTAGGCTGTCTTTAACTTTAAGGAGTTTCTCTTTTGTTTGCTCTAGCTCTTCGGTGTTCTTTTTCAACTGATTGTTAATCTCATTTTGTTGATCGGTAAGCATGTTCTTTCGTGCTTCATTTTGCTTTGTAATCAATGTGTTCAAAGCGTCAACCTGTATTTGTACGGCCTTTTCACTAAAGTTAGCGGATTCAAGCTGTTTAGCTCCATCCTTGCCTACTGTTATAATTAATGCTTTTGTGACCTCTTCCAGTTGTTTCTTTATTTGAGTTTGCCTCTCGATGGAGGTACCGCTAATTTTAAGCGAATCAGAAAGCGATTTATGAGCATTAACAAGTTTGGGAAGCAAGTCAATTTGTCGCTGATACTGACTTATCATTTGTTGAGCTGCCGAATCTTCATCTTTCAAGTTTTGTGCTCTTTCACGCGCTGCTTTTTCTTCTTTTCCACTTTCCCAAATGACAAGAGCAATTGCCCCAGCCAGCAAAGTCAACCCTGCTGTAGCAGCAGCCATCGTTACAGTAGATAACGCTTGAGCCCTAGTCATAGCTGTAGTTGCAATTGTTGCCTCTGTTGTTGCAGCAGTAGATGCCTGAGTTGCTGCGCTACGTTGGACGGTAGATAATGTCGCTCCTTGAGAAGAAACAATATTCACTTCATTGGCTGTAGTGTTGGCAGCAACAGCCACCGTTTCTGCAACCTTAGCTGTTGTAAGTACTTTCACAGCAGCAACTACATTCATAATTGGCCCGCTGAGGGCTTTATAAGCTAGAAGCAAACCTCCAATAGCTGCCGTACCCTCAAACACACCAGACGGTACTTTGGTAAGACCAATAAGCAGTTGGTCAATCGCGTCCAAGACGTTCTTAATCATTCTTCTTAGCCCGTCGTCGCCTGCATTGTTAAATATCTCAAGCAAAGATGCCTTGGTTTGTGCTGCTTTGCGCTGAATAGTATCCATTTGAACTTTCAGGTATTCCATTGTCGATCCGGTTGAGCCTATTGAGGCCGCTGTACCAAGCAAAATATCCCCAGCATTAAGGGAAGCTGCCAGTTTGGCATACTGGTACACGCCGCGAGAGATATCTGCATATGACTTTGTAAGGTCATAGTTTTTGTCGATTACTTTAGTAGAAAGATCCAACAAGATATCTTCTGCTTTTCTCCATTGCTCTGATCCATTAACAACTTCCTTGGTTGCAACGCCCAAACGTTCAATCTCTCCTACAGCCTTGTCGGTACGAATCGTACCCAAGACTGTCTTCCACATATTACCTAAGTTTTCGCCTGAAAGAGCCGTATTCCGCACGCCCGCCGATATCAGCCCGTTCATAAAATCAAATGAAACTCCTGTTTCTGCTGCTATCTTACCCGTCCGTTCAAAAGCAGCTCCCAAGTCTTTCGCCGGTGCCATCGTATCATGGGCAACCTTGGACCAAGAATCCAGAACGCGTCCACCCAGCACCATAGCGTCATTACTGTCCTTAATTTGCACTCCATACTGAGCAAATGTAGACTCCATTGATTTTGTTGCATCTTCTAAGGACACAAGGTCAACAGTGGAAAGCATTGTAGACTTGCGCACCATTTCCTGTACCACGCCCGTATCCTTATACATCCGGCCCCAAAGACGTGCTGATTCGGTAACGTCCATAATTTCCGAACCGAGGTCATGCGCCGTCCGAATAAATTTGGTCGTCTGGTCATGAAGCTTTTCGGTGTTCATCACCATTTCTTTGGTACCTTCGTTGTACTCCAAAAAATAGTGCTCATTGGTTTGGATATAACCCGCCATGTTGGACTCAATGCCAACCAATCCCTCTTTAAGCGCTTCCTGTGTTTTATGCAGGGCTGCATACGCTGTATTAAATACAAGGGCATGGGTAGCCATATCACCTACTCGGCTAATCCAGTTAGGAGTTGTATTAAAAGTCTGCTTCATTTGCGCTTCGGTTTGGCTCAAAGAGCGCCGGATCTTCTGTTCTTCCTGAAGGACTTTCTCGCGGACTTGTGCCTCTTTTTGCTCCCTGGCTCGTAATGCATTCACCCAAAATTTTTCGTAGTCCTGTGCGTTCTTACGTGCCTGCTGCGCTTCTTTCTCTGCCAGTTGAGATATCTTCATCCGTATGGACTGTTCTTCCATTAAGACACGTTCACGCGTCCTGTCGTCAGTCCCAGCCCCTGAGGCCTTTGCCGATCTCTGACCCGTCAATGAAGCTTTATTCTGCAAAGCCTCCATACGCTTCAGGTGTTCGCGTTCCTGTTGTTCTATTGCGTCTTCACGCTTTTTGACAATAGCTTGCTGCGCCCTTAGCTTCTCATCTGTAATTTTGTTAGCTTGATCCAGTTGGTTCTTTCGTGCTGTATTCAATTCTGCCTGTGCAGTGCGTTGCTTAACAAGTGCTTCGGATTCGGCAAGGATTTTCTTTCTTCTATCCTCTGCTGAAAGAGCAAACTTGTCTGCGCTGCTGGCAAGAGATTTGAAATTCTTTTCACTTATACCCAATTCAGCATTCAACACTTTGAACGATTCAGCGTTAGCTCTAGCCCCGTTATCTATAATTTTGAAAGCAGGCAAAATCTTGCTTGTATCCAAGCTTATCCGTGCGCCCACTACATCTTTACTTATATCCGCCACTTTGTTCACCTCTCATAGGGTTCAGGAAAAGTTTCCTGCCCTGAATACAGAAAAAGAGGCATCCTGCATGATTGCGGATGCCTCTTAATTTACTTGGCGAAGAAACCAAGATCAGATAACGTCTTGACCTTCTTCGGTTTTTTGTTTTCCACATTGCCACCGTGAAGAATAATTTCAAATTCCCGGTTTCTGTTCTTGGCTTTCATGAGCGCTCTAATCTTTGGAATGGTCATATTAGGCCACTCTGAATCAGAAATACCATTACTCACGCATAAAGCCCAAAGTTCTATCCAGTCCGTTTCCCGATCATCCTCAGTAACCTCTTGGTCGTCTTCGTCGTCAGGCTCATAATCTTCATCAGGTGGAAACGACTCCTTATAGAAATCGTTCTAAGAGGCCGTCCAACTCCTTAATGCCCTCTTCGTCTACATTCTCGTATTCTTCCTCCGTCAGTCCTTCTACCAGCACAAGATTAAAGGCTTCCTTATGCAATGCCTCAACTTTAGGCCAATCGACCTCGGCTCGATCTTCTGTGGCATCCCATTTTTCACGTCCAATTGAAAAAGAGAACTTATACTCATTTCCACTCATAAGTTGCCGCACCTGACGGATCAGAGCAATAGTTCCGATTTTAACGTGTTTTATAATTCCCTCACCAAGAGGGATTTCCGTCCCGATATTAAGTGTTTTATCTAACTGTTTGTCTGTACTCATTAAATTTCCTCCTCAATGTATGTAACCCCCTGCCTGAGCGATAGGGGGTTGAGTTAGTAATTGATTAGATACCGAAAATGATTTCTACTGCATATCCATTAGGATTCTCTGGCGTGATATCCGGCTCCATAATCTCCAGCGCCAATGTATTGGTGGTTGGCTTTTTGCGCTCTTGGGACACGTCCAAAGTCCCGCCGCCGAGAGCCTTCCAAATAGTGAGCTGGCAAGGGACTTCTTTGCCGTTCCGATCATCGGTTAATGAAAAGCGATGTACCAGTTTAAATGGTTTCGGACGGCGTTTACCGCTTAAGCTACTTCTTGTAGCATTCTCCTTTGACCATTTGAACGTAACAGTGATTAACTTCCCTTCGTTTGCAACATCAGATGTAATTTTACCCTCGGTAATTACATACTGTTCTGCTGTTGGAGCAGATGCTACACGAGTCAACTCAGCTAGTTCACCTGTGTCAGTATCTTTTAAATAAACCCGGTCACTCTTATTTACAAAGGTTCCGTTATACTTCGTTGGAGCCTTTAACTTGTAGCCATCAGTTGCATTTAAAAACCCTTGTTCTACTTCATCAAATTGAACTGTTCCTTTTTCCGATTCAGCCCCTTGAGACAGTTCAGCCAAAATATCAGAGTAGCGAGGAACCTCCATAGAGGCTTTATCCCCTAAATCCTTAGCAGTGTAGTGGAATGCGTACCCACTATCGCCGCCCATTACTTTGTCCCAATCAAACTGTAATTGTAAAGTTACTTTAGTGATTTTGTCGTCTAGAAACTTGAGCCTTCCGCCTTCTTCATAAACCTGCGCTGACCCCACACCATCAAATACTAAAGGTTGCATATTGTTTCATCCCCCTTATGTGTGAATACACAAAAGAACCGATCAGATTATTTGACCAGTTCCCATAAACGCTTATCAATCTCCGCAATTCGTCCGTACTCTTTAGTGAGCTTGTAGCCCTCTTTCGGATTCCAAACACCCATAATACCCAATCCTTTAGCAAGCGTGATTTTTTCAGCAATCAGCGTATCCCACTCGGTAGGTTCTGGTTTAGGAGGATTAGGTTGAGTCCAATTCAATTCGGCTTCATAAGTTGTACCAGCAAGTGTAACCACGTTAAATTTGTACTTTTTGGTTGCGTTTGCTTCGCTAAACCATAGAGTCTCTTGATCATCGGGTTCAATTTTAACCCCATCCTTTTCAATGCTGGACACATTTGTTTTAGCCAAGGAAACTCGCTTTTGCGCTGAATGAAGCAACTCATATTCAACATGGTTAACGCCATTGTGTTCACCGGATCTTCCCGTTACTTTCCATATTGCTGCTTCTGCCATTCTGTTCACCTCAATTCATTCTCAAATAATCAACATCGAAAATTGCTTTGTACCCCTTGGCCCCTTGTATACCAGTAGCAAAGTCTGCGTCATAGGTTAGAACACACAGATATGAAGCAAAGCCCTGAGCTGTCAGTCGTCTGTCGTGCAAAATCTTGAATGAACGTTCGAACAGTAATTTCGCTTCACGTGCTGTCTTCCCGTAGAAGTCGATACAGAACTTGCCCTCAAAGACTAACGGATTAACTGCATATCGTCCCGGCATGACGTATTGGCAGATATGAGGAATTGTATCCTTGCTAACCGTTATTTCAGGCTCCATGCCTTTGGTGAATCGTTTTACGACTTCGTCAGGAGATGATGAAGAAGTGAGCTTCAGCATGTACATAAGCTCTGTATCTGCCTTCAAGGCACTCTGAACGGCATCAATAAGTTGCAAACTCACTCCTTAACCTCCTTGAAGTATCTGTGATATGGAAACTCAGTTATTACACGGCTAATACCATCCAGAATACGTTTCCGGTTAGACTGAATTGCAATACGCAAAAAGTATGTTGGCGGTGTGGCCCTGAATGAAGGATCAATATCACCGCGCTCCGCAAGCTCCTCCAAGTCTACTCCAGCATAGCCCCCACCTGATTCCTTCATGGTCCCGTCAATTGCCCGGTACTTTCCACGGGAACGACCTACAATAACACGATCACCTTTGGACCTCAGTCGGTTCCACGCTTCACTGTTCATGTAGGTTATTAAACCGGGATTTTGACTGCTGTCTGCCATCTTGGAGCCTTTACCGAATTGTTCAAGCCACGCCTGCCAGTAATCAGCGGTGATGTCGCCTGAAATCATCTGATTCGCCAGGACAAACATATGCATTTCTAAGTGGTCCCGAACTGCCGGATAGTACCGTATGCCGCTCTTGGCTGTCAGCATGACCAACTTCGTTAATCCGGTAATCTCAACAGCCAGCTTATTTTCCAAATCTTTAGCAGCCCGAGCTGCATCATAACCTGTAATCATCGTCGATCCTCTGAAAGCTGAACATGCAGCAAGTTAGGATACTTGATCTTATCTACCACATCTACCTGGTATGTCTTCCCGCCCATTACAATCCGGTCAGGCGCGGATAAACTTGAGTCTTGAGGGTCTCTTACATCGACTGTCGTCTGTAACTGCAAGGTAAACACAGTACTCGGCAGCAAGCCCGGCTCCTGTTGTCGCAATTGTGCTGTGACATACTGTGCAAAGCACACAATATCAGCAGCAACAGATACAAAGTCAGGACCACCTATAGGGTTATCGTTGGCATCATAAGCTTGCTGGTATCTTTGCACCTCGATTAAAGCATTCGTTTTAATCAGAGAGCAGTACTTGTCCTTCTCAGTTGTTGTACGTAGAGTCTGTACCAAATACGACGATTCGTTCTGAACTATATCTCCCGGCTTTACAGATGATTTCGAAGAAAACAAACCATTGTACATATACTCTTTTCCGATAACCGTTGTGGCTTTCGTTTCCCTAGACAATATAACGACATCGGGCTCACCATTGACAGTACAAGGTGAATGCCTATGAGCGAAGTCTTTAAACATTAGTGACGCCGCCTTTCTCTCGCCCGGGTCGGCCCAGCTACACCGAATACCGGAACATCTGTCCCATGCTGTACTGTTGATATGGACTCGATAAACTCATAGGCTTCATCAACAAGCTGAACAGCGTACTTTTTCCAATCAACAACCTGATTTTCAAAAGAGAAGTCAAAGTCCTTTTTAGACTTCTTGATTCTCGCTGTCATGGAAGGGGCCAGTATGGCAGCAACCATACAAACGGCTGCTGCATACACATTAGTTTGATCATCACCAGTTAACTCAGCATAATCAGGAACGGCTTTTACAATCCTCGATTCTCCAATGGGCAAAACAGAAAGAGCGTCTATGTCAGCATCGGATATTACATCCTCACCAACGCCTAGACGCCCTCTAATCTCCTCGTGATATGTTTCTGTAGTGAGTATCTTATTAGTTGCCATCTGCTGCACCGCCTGCAGCACTGATAGCCTGTTTCAATTCTTCAATACTCATTTTGGTGTATCCGGGTATTTTCAATTCCTTAGCTGAGGATTTCAATTCTTTCAACTCACCTTCAAACTGAAGAAAATCAATTTGCTCAAGTAATTCTGCTTCTCGCGCTTTGGACTGTTCTAATTCGGCCTGAAGTTGCAATTCCCGTTCTGAAGGAGAACCATCAAGAGCCACATTACCATCTACAATCTCCGCAAGCAATTGTCCAGTTGCGGCATTACGGATTTCATTCTTTGCGATATCTACAAGACCATCAGGGGCATCTGTTACGATGTCCCCCGAATTGTATTGCCCAACAGCATCAACCAATACTCTTACAGTTGTCATAAATTCGACCTCCTCCCTTACGCCACTGTTGCGAAGATATGCCAGTTGACGTATTTCAGACGCGGTAGCACTGTTGCACCATTGATGGCTTGCCATTGATCGGGGTCTCCTTGGATCAACTTAGTCAGTGCAAACTTTCCTGTATGACCGGTGAAAATGTCTTCATAGTTATTCGGGCCGGTCACAAGATCCATAATTGAGCCTGTCATACCTTGACCGATTATGATTACTGCATTATCTGGAATGAACGGATAGAATACGCCAGAGTCATCAATGTAACCACCATCGTAAACTTCATACTTAAGACCATTCAAATTTTGGCTGACAATTTCAGCAAGCGAACCGTCAGTGACAACATCTTTACCAAAAGTGTACTTGATCAATTCGCGGATTTTAGCATTCTGCTTCAAATAGATATCGACTTTCTTATTAACAATAATTTTAACAGGACGAGCCCCACTTCCTCGGAATCGAAGTGACCAGCCATCCAAGTCAGCCAATGGATCTGCTGTTTCGGTATTACTCCACAATACGGATGCTGTTGGCTTGTTATTAGCTGGTACACCATAGTCAATCGTTCTGGCTGGTTTGGTGGATGTGGCTGGTACAATAAGTTTTCCCGTTAATGACTGCCATCTCATCCACTCAAACCGTGTCTCGAGGCGAAGGTTCAGACCAACCATTTTCTCAATCATGTATTCTTCGCCCCACTTTTGCTCAAGACTGTTGCCTGGCTTTCTCAAAGTAGCAATCTTTTCACGGTCGATAACAACCTTTTCTCTCCATTCTTGGTTCGTGAAGTTCATGTGTTTCACCACAGGTGGAGTATGAATAGGTGAAGGATCATTCAATCCAGTAGGTGGCGTCATACCTGTGTCATCATAGGTAATATCATATTCGATGGTGAGTCCAAGTTCAGGTTTGAAGTCAACGCCATTGGTCAGCAGTTGAGCTCCGCGAAAACTGTTAATATCCGTCCGAATGTTCTGGACGACTTCCGTAAGGAAATATGGATCAAGTACGTTTGCCATATGTGTTTATCCCCCTTATACAAAGTAGCAAAGCTTCAGCACTGTTTTAGCTGCTGTATCTAAGCCAGTCAATTTGGATGAATCAAAAATACCTGCAATCCACGCAGATGCCCCAATATCAGAAAGTGTTGTGTCATGATCATTATCAAGGATACACAGTGCCACTTCGGAGCCGTTGGTTGCTGCGGAACTATAAGCTACCGCTTTATCCTTATCCGCTCCTGCTGCTGTGATCTTGCCGATAATCGTCCCTTTTTTCAGGATTCCTTGCCCTTGTTTCAGCAAGATCCCTCCCGGTAGTTTAGCCTGAAGGTCAGTAGACGCTAGAACCTCCGTAAACTCTTGAGTAATAACCTGACCGGGACCAGGAGCGCCATTATACTGAGATTGCATCATAATTATTTATCCTCCTTCAGCAGATTACCTCTGCCTGTGTTCTTAAGTGCCGCCCGAGCTTCTTCACGAGCTAATGCTTTAAGTTGTTCTGGAGTTTTCTCGCCACCATCATTTTGTGAGTTAGTTGGTGGTGTTCCATTTAGTGCTCCCTCAGGAAGGTTTACATCGTCACCTTGTGTATGGCGACCACCGCCACCCAAGGCAACTTGTGCCTGCGCCTCATACGTTGCACCGATCTTTTCAATTTCAGATACCGGGAGATGAGACAGTGCTGTTTTCATCGCCTCTACATTAAAGGCTTCACCAAGAGCACGGACACCAGCTCCACATGCTTGTTCGGTAACCTTAATCTTGTATGTCGCCCCATCAGCAGCCTGAGCGCTCAATGATGTAAGCTTGCTCAGAATGTCAGAATCATTATCTACACTCAATGCAGCTCGAATTTGTCCAAGTACACTATTAGCTGCTGCCAATGCAGTTGCTTGGGTTTGTGCTGCTGCCAACGCAGCTTTTTGTTCGTCTGTCACAGTGTCATCTCCTTGGGCCAGTGTCTCGGCCTGTTCTTTTTTTTGATGCTGCTTAGATACAAAAGCATTCATACCGCCTTTGTTGCTGAAAAAATAAAAGACGCGTCCATCGCCATCAAGCGACTTCGCATCTAAAGGTAATGGTTCGTATTCAGTTTGTCGCTGCTGCTCAGCTTCAGCATGTTGTGTCACCGACAGAGATTCACGTGTTATTCCAGCACCTTCATATCCTCCATCAAATACAATGGAGTTTTCCATGATATATCCATCATCCGCGAGAACAAGACATTCTTTGTCATCGTACGTTTGCCCACGAATGTGTGAACATGCTGAGGAACCATAATATTCACTGCCACAAATGCTACACGTATGCTTCGTAGTAACAAACCCTGCCGAGGTATCAAAGATAGTTCCTGAATCAATACCGGTAGCAAGTTGATCCGTTGAGATCCCATTAGCTTCTAGCCCTTTTGCCATGTAATGATCACCGTAAAGTTCCAGTTCCCCTCCCTCTTCGATAATTCGACTGTCAAAAGTTCTGCCATATGGGAAAGATAAGGCTTCCCACTTCTGCCACGGATGGTCAACCAGCAAGGCAATTCCCTCTTTAACTTGATCTGCCATTTTGCGTAGGAAGTTTGGAGTAATCTTCATTTTGTACTTATCAATACGCTTGGTTCCAATGATTCTCGCTTGAAACACATGAGTTTGTTCATCGGTTAAAGGGACCAATGCTTTTTGATTGATCTTCGCCAATTGTTCGGGTGTAGGTTTAGCCATATTGTTTATTCACCTCCCTCCGATGGAGTATTTTCTTCATTCGAATCAGATTCATGCTTCTTTACAAGCAGAGGAAGTAATTCAGCAGGAATTTTGGTATTAATACCAAGAGTCCAACGTATTTCCTCAGCAGCTTCCAACGGTGTGATGTAGAAATTCTTCTCCGCTATGATGTAGTTATCGATCTTTGAACGGCGGTCACGTTCAATCTCATTTTCAGAGCGTAGATCAATGGGGAGATAGTCAGCTTCAACTTTTGTTTGAGTCCCCTTTACTCTTGCAGACAACGAAAAAGCCCGCTGCCAGAAACGTTTGGTTACGCTCCGCGCAGACTCTACATTTTTGATATATATTTGAGTGTCAATCGAACTGTATGTTTCAGTTGATCCTTGATGCCTGGAAAGGATGGTAAGCAGTGTTTTTAGTGAAGTAGCCATTTGGGTATCAATGATATCAATCAGCTTCTTAATATCAATCATTGGCCCTGAATTACCGCCCTTAAGGTACTCCACCTTTACACTATCCCAGTGGACAAGAGCATCGTCTGGATTGAGTGAGTTGAAATGGTTTAACATCTCATCCATCCGCTCTTTAAGCCATTTTTGCTGACCATCGGGGTTACTCTTTAAGTTGTTTGGCATGTTCTTCAGCATGATTTCTTCCAACATGGAGATATCAAGTCTTGGATACCCCTGGTTATGGACAACAGCCTTTAAATCGGACAGGACCTGCAGGTGGAAGAACACTACCTGAAGCACTGGCAACATTGGCGTTCGACCATACGGATCATCTACCATAGGGTCAAACTCTTCGTAAATGAACGTTGGTGTATCAATCTTTTTGTAATTGCCGAACCATTCTTCATCCGCTTTCCTTTGCGGGTTCTTCACGTATTGCCACGGCGTAAGCCTATTCGTATCCGGCTCCCTACGGAACCAAATTAAAGCCGGATCAACCGGAACAATATCAATGACATCATTACATCGCTCATTCAGTACGACCTCCCCGGCACAAGCCCCACGAACCATGATCATCATTCGCTGAATCGTGTCCAATTTGTCTAATGATCGTCCATGCTGATATCCCGGCGAAGGTAACGGTGTATTAAGCATGGCTTTTAGATCATCCAGCACCCGTTGTCCGCTCTTATCTGCGTTCCCATTTGGCTTTTTAGCTGTAAATGTTAAATCAGTATCTCCCATACGTAAGTATGTGTATAGAGCATAGGATACGTCTGGATGAACAGATATAAGGAGCTCAAGTAATTCCTCTGCTGTATAGCTCTGTAACTTGGTAAGGTCAACATTGTGAGCCTGCTGATGTTTCTTGGGTAGCCAGTTAAATATGCCCCACGGGTTAGCGTTATTAGGTACTGTCGCTCTGCCAACACCCATCATCTGCCGTTTTACTGCTGTCGGTAAAACAGAATTCACAAATGAATATATGGCTTTCTGATACCATTTCAAGTTTTCACCGCCTTTCTTGGCAAACTTCTATGGATAAAGGATATCATTAGTTTTATTCGGTGTTACTACTGATTTTCGACTAGAAAATCAGTAGTAACACCACCACGAACATCGTCTTGAATTTCGATACAAAAAAGAAGGCAGGAAAAGTTTCCTGACCTTCTTGGCGCTCATACTCTATTGTTAGATAATACCATCGGCCATCGGCTTTAGTCGGTGTTACTACTGATATTTTGCAATAAACTTTTCCAAGTCAATACCTTGAATAGCCACAATATCAAGAGTTAATTGTTGAACATTTAATTTCTCCTGTTCATTCCATAAATCCACTTCACAATTTATCAAATGAGTTATAATCGCGAAAAACGATTTAAAGTACACGCTCAATGATGTGTTTAGCGAAAAATCATTTAACTTTTCATCTGCTAAATAAGTAGTGACACTAAATCTTATCTCTTTGTCTGACTTTTCATATTCATGGATGTAGTTTCCCAAAACGCTATAATCCGAATGTTCGTACTTACTGGATTCCATATAATAAGTTTGATACATCAGAGACAGTTGCCTTGATGTTTTTGATAAAGTCGAAATGCTGAGAGGTCTTAAAGCTTCAGGTTTAGCGGAGAAGCCTTTGTCCTCCAGTTCTTTTCCAACATCTTTTATCATCTTATTGAGATTTCTGTATTCTTTAGCTCGCTCTTCAGGGAACCACCCTTTTTTTAGAGACCTTTTTATATTGAGTAGAAAATTCAAATGATTCTTGAGGGGTTGTACAGTGAATTCCTTTAGTTTTTTACCATCTTTGTCATCGAGCAAATAGTGAATTAGCATGCAATTATTCAAGAGAGATCGAAAGAGAATAACAGCTTCTTCTCCCAAATTTTCTTGATAAAGAAGTATGATACTTTCAAGTAGATTTGTTTGCTTTGCAAACAGGGCCATGACGTGAGGGAGATAAGGATATTCTTTGGGAGCCCTTATAACCACTCCCTCCCTCAATAACAAAGTAGTTATCTTCTTGATTATTAGATTGATATCATCTAATCTGTTTTCCTGCATATAACATCGCACCCTTTATATAATATGTAGACAATTAATTTCCCCTTATTGTAACACCTCCAATACTAGGAATCATCACTTGTATATTACTAAGGAGCCCCGGTAACTTTTATTGCATATTCATACTAATCCTTACTACATCCGTTTGTCTTTGCCCCGCTCGGGACTTCATTCTCTGGCCATCTACACTCATCACCAAAGTATTGTATAATAAATCCAGCACAAAATAGGAGGGTATTATATGAGTAAATACGATCCTCTAGAAAACTATTTGAAAGGGATTACGGTCACTCTTTCATACACCGAAATCGAACAAATTCTTGGTTCTGAACTTCCTCCTACAGCATATGAACGTGATCAGTGGTGGGCAAACAACACAAACAACCATACGCAAGCACGATCATGGCTCAATGCTGGTTGGAAGGTAAGAACGGTTGATCTAGGTAAGAGCGTTACATTTATCAGAAACTGATCATAATATTTTAAATAAAGGAGGCCAACACTATGACACATGAAGTTAAGACTGACTCTTCTAACCAAAAATTCATTGAAGTAGAGACAGTGAAAGGAGTAGAAAGTCTACGAATCACTTATGTTAAAGATGGATTTACAGGAAGCCCTTGTCTACGACTTAATATTCGACCACACGGTAAATCTCCTCGACCAGGTCCAGAATTTGATCTGGAGTATACTCCAGAGTTTCTGTCAGCGATTACTCAATTACTTATTGAAACCAAGTAGGTAGCTGCCCCTGCATTTAAACGCAGGGGTCTTTTTTATGTTGAGTTGGTTTCCGCTAATCGGGTGGGCGGCTAACAGGCTGTCAGAGCGAGTGCATGCCCTTTCTCTGCCATCTGGTGCACTCCTTCCGGCATTCCCGTATAGAAGGAAGAACGCTCAAAACGACTCATATTTTGTTGTATGAGGACAAAAGAAAAAGCACCGAAAGGGGTGCTCTTGGTTCGTTTTATTTAATTATCAAAAACTCTCAGCTCCCGACTCAACAAACTCTATACCTTTAGCTGTGAGCCGTAATTGGTAACCACCAACACCTTTAACATACTCTAAATTTATCAATCCTTTATCAGCAAGATAGTGATAATTAATTAGAACAATGTCTCTCGGGTTACCCAAATCAACAGATACTCTTCCTGCACTATAATGCGCATCATATGTGTTACGCATAATTGCCAATCTATCCGCTTTATTTTTTTCGATATTCATTTATAATTCACCTCCCACAACATTACGAAAACGTGTCAGGGATATTTTACCTCTTTTGTACAAGCGGGTCGAGAAAAAAACTGACATACTCCATCCCATCTACCCTATACACAACCTTCGTATTTCTTCGGCTGTTTTAACTGGCGTCTTTTGGGTATTATAAAAAGCCGCTTATTTGAGCTACTCAGTATTGTTTCCCTTTGTAATCTTTTAGTGTACCCCATACTATCTCTTTCAAGTCAGAATGTTCTTCAGGTAATTCAACATCTGTGAGGGACTCTAAAAATAATCCATGAAGGAACTCTTGTGTTTCGAAAAATTGCACAAGCGTCAACTCTCCAACTTTTAAAGTATAACGAATATTGTGTACATCCAAATAATCCAATTTTAAAACATTATTAATCCTCTCCAACAAATAGCCCTCCCTATTTATAAATTGCCCTAATTATTACTTTCTCCTAAACACTTTACCATGCAAAAAAATCGCCCGTACCTGCTGCCTTAAATATGCTCTTTTCTTTGATTAAAAGCATTTGTACTTAATTACTCCTACTATCTTCATTGGAAAATTGATGAACTAACTTTTTTAACCTTTCTTCAATGAGCGGCTTCTTCCTGAGTTACTCAATGCCTCAATTAGAAATTCATTGATCGCGGAGAAAAAAGCGTTAATTAAAGCTTCAACGGAAACCATAACAAGCGTTTCGTCAATATCCGGCTTATAGATTACATCCATTGCTGATCTATCCATATATCCAATTTGTCTACAGTTTTCTCGTTTCAAAAAGTCGGATTCAGAACTATATGTATGAATAATTCCACAACGAGCAGCATATAATTCGGTTCCAGTTATCTTTTCCATAGATTTGAATTTCAAATATCTATCACACCACTTAATGAAATCATTCCTTCCCGATACTGTTTGCCCACATGGAATATCAAGAGCTGCCATTGCATCAATACCTGAGTAAATTAAAATAATAGCAGCTCGAAATGACTTATTTTCATAACACATTATGATATCTTTTTTATTCCGTTATCAATTACATTAATTAATGGATCGTTCATAAATACTTCTATAATTATCACCTCTATTTAAAATATTTAGTTATATTCTACACTAATGATAACCTCAATTGCATAATAATTTAATAAAATCATTTATCAAGTCAGCACGTTTAATGATTGAATCTCAACTGAAACTATTTTCTGAGATTGCCATCAAAAAAGATTAGCAATATTAACCCGACCTGATCACCGAAGCAAAATGCTGCATTACATTTCTTCTGGATCTTCCATGTCATAAATTTACCCGTTCAGAATACAATTGCGGGATATATTCAAATATTCAGTCATTTGTGATCAATACTTAAACGAGTGCGAACTCTTTTTGTTACTATTTAAATTTGTAACACTCCTCTTAAAAAGAAAACCATGTTGTATTTCTGTTGTATATAAATCATAAGATTTCGCTAACCCCGGAGAGCTAAACAACGCATCATCAATCGGATTAGCAGCAAAAGGATTCAAAAATAAGTGTAATCCATCAATAAGACTTTCTTTATATTTTGTATGAGGAACAACTTCCGTCAACCCTTCCGGTCCAAAGCTATTAAATTTATAGGTTTCAAAAAATATATCTTTTTGCTTATTCGGTTGCATTGCTCTCACCTTACCAAAAGAAGCAACCGAACTAAACAAAACTCCACTTATATGGCTAAATTTACTATCATTAAATATCCCTATTGGAATGCGAGCACCAGTGCTCTTCTTAATAATATGATCAGATACCTCGTAATGAGGTTCATCTCCTCTATATTCTGCCTTCATCAAACCATATAGGACACGTTGAATTGGGGCAGAAGCTTGATAATAAAAGAGAGGTTGTTCGTAAGCCCCAAGAGCAAGTATAAATGGCTTTCCTTTTACGTGCTCTAGCATTGAATAGCTTTTTATATACTTATTAGATTTATTAGTGATACTGTTTGAAATTCTTTCTGTAGCTGTGTGCACTATTTCTGAGTGTACTCTCTCCGCTTCTTCTTGAGACATTGCTATATTTTTCAATAATTCCACTGTCTTTACACCATTATATTCTGGAGTACCATCCTGAGAATGCTGTGTAGTTACTGCCTCTACTATTATATTTTTTTTATTTTTGGTAATAAAAAAGTCGGGAGCTGAGTGACCATAATCAGTAGAAAAACCAAAATTCCCAAATGTCGCATGTAAATATATTTCCCAAAAACTCGAATTAAATGTTGTTTGGAATTCTTTCACAAATTTATTATCTCTATCACTAAAACCCAATAACCAGCCTTTTAAAACCTTTTGGGCTTGTGGCTCATTAAGAATAGCTTTAAAATTGGGATGAAACAATTCCTCACTAACTACTGGCGTAAACAGATCAACTATAGCTTCCACTCTCCTTTTGTTATAACTATCGGATTTTAAATAAGAATAATTCACTAGCTTAATTAATTGAATCATTATTTTTACTAATCCCTAAACCGCCTTTTTCCACCACAAATTTCATAAACCAGCATTAAGATATTTCTTATCAAATGATTATCTTTTTACTGCCACACTACCTATTGATGGAAGCATAACATGTGTATCTGGTTCCATTAAATATTCTCCGAACGTCAAAACAAAAGCGTCAGCTCTGTCTGGAGACTTAAGCCCACGCTTTTTCATATCCTTCTTACTTTCAAGCAGCATTTTACCTTTACTGGTCATGTTCCATTTACGTGCTGTAAGTTGGGTTATTAGAACATCGTCATCAGGCAATTGTAGAACGCTCATATCTCCATTTATGAAATTACTCATATTCTGTTCCAATTGATCCTTAATAGATGCCCACATTTCAGTAACTAGGTTCCCATAGTGCTCATCTAATGAAGAAGAGCCATTGTTAATTGGGATGATTTCATATGGTAGCCCTTCTTCAGCTACAATTTCATTAAGTCGATCTGTTACGCCTCCGCCTACTCCGCTATCATCCACTCTTATTCTGATTCTGTTCAGATATGGATGAGAAACATGTAGCTCTTTAGCTAGATTAATCACCCACCCCGCAGTTACCATTGTGTCTTTCTTGAAATGATGATGTTCTCCTACAACTCTTGGCCCTATACCAGCAAACATTGAGGTTTCATCATCACCAAAACGCGCAACGTCAACGCCCATAGTTAGCATATCTCCGCTGGGTTCCAGCTTCACTTCTTTAGCTGCGAATTCAGCCACTTCCAACGAAATAAATGTATCCGATTCTCCACGGGGAAATTCACCTTCAACCCGGACTCTCCATACGTCACTGCCTTCACCATATTTACGCTTGAGCATGGCGATATTATCCTTGCTGGTTCTTGGACTGTCCAAGCAGGATACCTTGCGTGTTTTATAATCCGCTCTATCCTTATTGTGTGAATCATAAAAAACACCCGACGTTTTTGTCGGGTTACCGCACATCAATATTTTATTAAACTCACCGGACAACGTACCTAAAATGGCCTCCATGATTGGATCGGCAACACCTGAAGCTTCATCCACAATGAAAAGCATGTAGTCCTCATGGAAGCCCTGCATATTCTCAGGCTTGGTAGCTGTCCGAGCTGTAGCAAACCAGCGTTCCTCATAGTTCTTCATGTAGATTTTGGTCTTAGTCCATTTGAGAATCCGTTTTAATACCGGACTTTTAGATTGCCATTTATTAATCTCAGCCCATAACACGTCATGTAGTTGCTGTCTTGTAGGAGCTGTACAAATCACTTTTGGATAAGGGAAACAGGACAGAAACCAAAGGGCTGTTGCAGCTTCCAGCCCAGTTTTTCCTACGCCTTGACCTGAACGTACTGAAACGCGCGGATTATTAGCTAAATCCATTAGAGTGCTTGCCTGCCAATCATCAGGATAGAACTTAAGCATTTCTTGACAGAACAATATAGGATTCTTACGGTACTCAGGAATCCGTATCTTGAATGCTTGAAGCCTCCGTTTCGTCTCCGGCGAGTCCTTCGTCTTCATTACCTACCACCGCCTCTACCCAATCATCAATTAGATCGTCTTCTGTATTGCCTTCTCCCGTGACCTTTGCTCTTTCAAGTTCAAGTTTCTCACGCTGCATCTTAAGTTTTTCGTCCTCAAGCATCCGTTTATGTTTGTCTGGAAGCAGATCCATGTATTTTGTCAGTACGTCCAAAGCCTTTGTTTTATCGTGAAGCTTAACACTTACGCCATCCTTGCCCTGCTTTACTTCTGAAACTAGCGTGCCGTCAATTTCATCACTGTTTTTAAAAGCAACAAAATTATATCTATACTTCTTATTGTCTCCAGTGTCAGGATCAAAGACCGGTTCTCCTTCCAATCCAAGAACATCTTCTTCCTTCTGACCAAATTCTACGTAATCTGTAATGTCTGCAAAAGCTATTTTCATGTACTCCATCAGTACGCGCTGAGCATTCAATCCTATCTCATCAATCATAGATTCCTTATGCTGCCGAATAATGTTTTGAATTTCAACTTTCTTCAACAGAGCGAAACCGATCTGATAGGCAGTTTTTTTACTGTATCCCGCCGCAATGGCTGACCTCGTGGCATTGAAGTCTCGAAGGTACTCATAAGTGAATATCCTTTGCTTAGGCGTTAATCCATCTTCATCAGGAATTTCAGGTTCCAGTTCTTCAACAACAATTGGAACGCTCTGTGCTTTTTTGGAACGTTCCATATTACCGGAGCGTTCCGATACCTTTTTCGGAGCGTTCCGTATTTCTGGAGTAGCAACTTTTAGTTCTTTAGAGAGCGCATCAACTGTAAGTGGGGTAGCATATACCTCTCTTGGCTTATCACCTTGATATGTACCAATGAATTTGCGCCGCTCCATTTCATCAATCAGTCGGGCCGCTCTGCTATAACCTATCCTCATTCTTCGCTGCAATAAAGAAACCGAGGCTTGTTTGGCCTCGGCAACAATTTGGACAGCTTTTAGAAAGAGCTCATCCGAATATGATGTTGGTTCTTCATCTTCATTTGGAGGTTCCTTTTTTTGATCAGTTTCATTCCCATCGGAACCTTCCGTATGTTTTGCTTCTCCAGCAAGTAAACTCTCCCACTTATCTTTTGCCTTCCATCCTCTTACCGTACCTTCAGATACACTAAGTTGAGAGGCTATATCTGTGAGACGTATGTTGCCGGAACTGGCTTTGTATAAATCAAATGCTTCGTCCCGTTTCGGATCTCTCTTTCGTCCCATATCTTATTATTCACCCCTTTTGATAATGTATCTGAAGCTAAGGAAAAGTTTCCTGAACAAATAAAAAAGCCACTATTCAGCAGCTTTCTCTTGTTTTTCTTTGTATTCTCTTAGATAGTCCACTTCAATTTGGAAACCTTTTTTATACCAATTTCGTCCAAAGAATTCCCAGTAGCCCTCTTGAATATGGTATTCTTCTTTAATATGTTTCCAATCCATATAATTTGTAAGAAAGTGTACCCAAATGAGTGATGATAATGATAGCGGTATGATTACAAAAACAATTATAAAGTCTCTTAATTTTTTATTCACTCAAATTCATCTCCTATATTGTTCCATACGATAGTATCGACATTAAGGATGCAGAATTTTATACAACAATACAGCCTTTAATCCAAAATTAAAAAGAGCAGCGATTTTACGCTGCTCCTATTGTAGTGATCGGTAATTTATAACATACGGTTACCGCTAATCCGCCATGCCTGGAATGGGCCTTCAATAGACATCCTTCTTGCTTCGGGTTTATATTACCCTCTGAGTCCTGTCTCCGATTTAGTTTTAGTTTTGGAAAAATTACTGAAGCTGAACAGCTAGTGCTTTAAGGCCACTTGGTACAGCGATTTGTTTGCCATCATGTTCATTTCCGTTTACATAAGCTGTTTCTTTGTCTACATAGTAAACTACACCTTCACCGCCGATAATCGGGAAGCCGCTTTCGTCGTAATCCAGATTTGTACCTACATACTTGCCATGCTTGGCTGCTTCACTCTCCAACGGATGAAGGTGTAAAATCCCCATGTTGTCCAAGTAAGCGTAACTATGTGCCATGTTTATTGCCTCCTAAAATAGTTTTAATTTGTTCCTGAATAAAGTGTAAATCCTTTCTACTCCGTACCTACTACGGATTTACATAGTTCCTACTGTCAGCAGAAGCTAAAGTATTAGGCTGAGTGTCTTTATTCCATGCAACCTTTCGAATTGTCATACCGCTAGACTCCATAAAATAAGTTTTAGACTGACCTTAGAAATTGGAACAGCGACAACCAAGGACGAGAAAATAAAGTCCTAGACTGTCGCTGTTCCATTGAACTAACGTTTCCCGTTAGCGTAATGAGACTGTCACTTTTTCAAAAGTGGTTTCCAGTTCTCATTACGCTCATCGTTAATCGTTGGCTTACGATTAACATGCCCTTGTAAATAAGCTTCTTGATATTGCCTTAGCGATTCAATATTTGCTCCCCCTTCATAATCGGGATCGTGATATTGAACAACATCATCCTCCCAAAAACAAATATCACAAATGTCATAGGTACCTGGTGGTTCATAATCCAGTGTCTTATAACCACAGCATGGACATGCATATTTCATATATAGTGACCTCCACATAAACAGTCAGCACTTTGTTGTGTTCGCTATATGATTAACCTAGCCTGCCCGTTATCTTAATGTAAAACGGAGCTGCTGCTGACAGCAAACTGCTCCGTTTAAATTTAAAATAATGCGTCCCAATCGTCTAATAATTGCCGCATATAAAAAATGAGTTCTTCGATGACAGAATAACTTCACGTCTTGAACAAAGGAGATTTATCTGAACCACCAATCAAATCAACTGTGAAAAATAAGGAGATAAAGTGTCCTCTGTGGGCTATTGTTTTTACTGCACTTGAAGTGAGACGAACAAGTGAGGGGGCGTTCCCCTCACTTTATTCTTAACTAGGAATAGTATACTTGTTCCACTTTATATAATGTATGCTCGATAGTTGGACAAAGTTCGGCATCTACTTTGTGAAATTTAACTCGAAAGTATAAACTTTTCAAGAAGTTCTTTATATTATTTTTTTGCTTAAAGGCATGAAGAAATTCTGGATTTTTCTCCACGTCACCAAAACTTTGGATCCATTTCTCTACATAGGTCTGACTAAGTATTTTTCTATTTAAAACACTAATTACGGATTTCACCATTCTTTCATCTTCCCCATCTGAGTAAACTCGATCTGTAACGGTCATCTTTTCATAAACCAAATCGAGGATGGTTAAGAGGTCTTTTTTGTCCAGTTCGGGACATTGGGCCAAATCGTCCAAAGCATCTGCTGCATGAGCTATGGCATGAGCCCATCCTTTTTCTTCATCATACCCACGGTAATCTCGCTCCTTATGTATATTATAAAATACTTTCTCTTTGATCTGATGAATATGCTCTCTTGAGAGAAACGGTGATGCCCTATGCCTCATAAGGAGAAGTGGTATAACTAGCATAGAGAAAGATCTAGTGAAGACAGAGTCTGTATTTATTTCATCAAGCCTGAAAAGCAAATGGTTTTTATCCAAAACAACGGGTAAGAGTTGTTCCAGTTCGTTTACAGTTAGAGCATTACCAGGAATCCAATTGGATAAGGTTGTATAAATTAGCTCATCACGTAATTGGGCATCTAAAGAACCGATGTTATTCATCATCTCTTGTATCAATTGGAATGTATCGGAAGGTGCTTGGTAGCCATTTGCTTTTATCAATATCAACTTTTCTTTTAGATTCATTTTACACACTCCTACTATATTGCTTGCTATTAATTTCTTATTCATCTCTATTTTAGTAACAATCCAAGCTAGTTCATGTATTAACTGAACATCATACTTTGAGCACCTTGTAATAGTAAGGAAATAACGAGCCTCCGGGCGATTTCACACTACACACTATGAATTCCTCCTTAAAATCACCAGCTAATTGGATCGATTTCATAAATCGAAAGCCTGGATATTACTTTTAGTCACTGTAATAAAGGATTTGCCGCTCTAATAGCGAGAAACTAGTAGTTCCTGCCCTTAATAATTTTTCACTCACTCTGTTCTCCTAATTTAATTACTTGAATAAATAGATTCCCACATATATGCCTTTCCCCTTTTAATTATCCTTTTGTATATTCAACTATCCTACCCGTTACTTCAATGAAAAAAAGCAGCCCCTCATGAACTGCCCTACTGCTAGTCACTTCAACAATAGGATGAGTTCATTCAAGGGCTACCTCATTTACCAAGTAATCCAACCACTCGTTCGTTTGTAACTGTGTAGGAGCTCGTATTCTTCACTACGCATCAGTCGTTTCATTTTTGTTCTATACAGACGATAATCATCTTTTCTTGCTATTTTACATTCTTTGTTGTAATGAACACTCTTGATTCCTTTACGGAAATCCTTAAGCTTCTCTTTTCTTGGATCTTTGGGCTTATTATTGATCTCCAGACTACGCTGTTTCTCATCTTCCCAGGATTGAATCTCTTCCCGTGTAAACATCTTCATCCCCGTTGTGCCGGGTTAGATTTTGGCATTTGAAGCCATGACCTTAGACACAACTAATAGAAGAAGATCTTCGGATTGAACATTAAATCACCTCTGATTTTATTCACCCTTATTTTAACATATATCCTGTCCGTTAGTTCAACAGGCGCCTATTCTTATGATACCATCGTGTTGCTTTAGTATCTTAATCTCTAGGTAACCTTTAAGGAAAAATGATAAAACGCATCGCCACGAGATTGGTTCTCTACATCTTCATCCATCCACCATACCCCGTATGAATAAAAATATGTCCCTTTTTCTGTAGGAACTTGAAAACTATTTTCTTTCAATAAAACTTCTGTAAGCCTTCCTTCATAGAATTGCTTGACATGAAATTTATTCGGTTGGGGCTCATAATTCATAAGGAATTTTACAACATCACCAGGCTTTACTGGAATCGGTTCTTTTCCTTTTAAAAGTTCAACTGGACCAGCTGAATCTACACATGATGTTGTCCAGCAGTATGTGCCGAGTTTTGTTTTGTACATTCGTTTATCAATCTGAATTTGAACCTTTGGTGGTTCCTCTCCCTCAAGGTCCTTATTTTTTGGCTGAACACCCGTGCAACCAACTATACATATAAGAGTTAGTGCCATAATGAATAACAATACTGTATTCTTCAAATAAACCCTCCTATCTTTATTCGATCCTAATTATTCAACGATAGAAGAAGTAAATTTGTTACAAATCAAATTCATGAGATTAGTAAAATACTGTTTAATATGTTTTTTTCGGAATTAAGATTACTTGTTGAACTAAACTGCCCGTTAGCTTAATGAAGCATCCTCAAGACTATTACTTATTTTTCAGTCTATAACTTTATTTTCTTCTGACACCTACAATAAAGACCGCAAAGGCTAAAGCCCTTGCGGTCTAATTTACTTCTGGCATCCTGAGTCCAATTTCACCTTCCTTGTTACGGCCCCGACCATAGTCGATGATCACAAAATCCAATGTTCGGTTGACTTTAAGACTTTTTGCTAAATTTTCTATGACCTTGCGTCTTTTGTCAGCGAATGTTGTGGCCGATATACCATGAATCCCTTTTTTATACTCTCTACTCATATACTGTTGAGCTTTTAGATACTTCATCCCATCTAGGAACAAAAGCTTTGCAGCAAGCCTTTCATGCGCATCTCTAATATTAGAGATTGCAAAATAGATATTGTTTGTAATAAGGAGATAGAACCTGTAATTTATGTGGCGCTGATCCTTGAGCAAAACAGTATTTGCCGTCACGTCTGCCGTCAGTTCTTGACCTGTTATCCTTTTTGCTACAGAGCCTTCGGCTGAAAGCAAGTCATACGCCGACATTCCGTTTTCAATCTGCTCCAGTGAATGTTCATAGTTTTTGATTACATCAATTAAGTCAGTATATTTGTTCAGCAGCCACTTTGTTTTTCTTATATCTACTGCATCTACATCGTCAAAGAAGTTTACTTGGACTATTCTCTGTGTATCAGTAGACTCATCTTCAAGACTATTTGCTATACACATTTGATTATCATTCATCATTTATCATTCCTTTATATAATGTGATAATTTGGTGAAATCGTTATTTCTGGTAGTTAAATGGAAATAGAAACACTATAATAACCTTACACCATAGTTTGCACACGAAGATAAACAAACTAAGGAGGCTTTACTTTTGAAAAAATCTATTATCACTTTGGCTGCGGGTACAGTTCTTCTTGGGGCATTGTCTGTACCGTCTTTAGGTTTTGCAGAACAACCCCAAACTTCAGCAAATATTTCTTCTGAGACATCATATACTCCGTCTCAAAAGAACAGCAAATGGGTCACTGGTATCAGAGGTGCAACGGTTAATGAGGATAAGAAATCGACAGTTCCAACGTCAAAATTTTACATAGAAGGAGGCTTTGCAGGAGATCTTTATTTGTATAAATGGCAACAAAAAGGCAACCATAGAGTATGCCCATTATATCAAGGCTTCGTTTACAAAATACTCCCTTAATAATAAAAGCAACTCTAAAGTAAGCACTTTTTTTCATAGGTGCTTACTTTTTTCATCGTTATTATTTTCCATATTTAATCCTCACCTCGCTTGCCGGCACAGTCTCGATCAACATGTACCTATCTACTTGCACTACACCTACATATAACAGTAATGCGCATAATATAGAGGTATAGGCTCTTATCATCGACTTTTCCCCCAATAGGTAGATGCGATGCAGAATGAAACGAACATAATAACTACCCAGACAATGTTTTGATCCATGAACTCCCACATATTCATAGCTTGTCTCCTTTACCTTGTAGTAGAGACGCGTGTTCAGGTTGACCGTGCGTGTAGAGTATTTGCCACATACACTCTGCTGCGGCTCCTGGTTCTTCATGAAGTTCGTATTCAGCAATGGATTTTTCAATGGCGCTGCGCAGTCTGGCTATCTCTGCATCCTTTTGTTGTATAAGGGATTCAGCCTCGCCCAATTTCTTATATACAGCGTCTCGATCACGGGAAGCAGCCGCATGCCTTTCTGTCGCCTCGTCCGCTCGTTTTTCCTCATATTTAGCCCAGCCGTAATTGTCCATAGCTGTTTTCTTCCATTCTGAATGCGAGTCCTCAAGCTGCTCGTATGTCATTTTTGGATACTGTTGTGGTTTATCTGTCATTGTTGTTCCTCCCAAATAAGGTATCGTAATAGAGTCTCCCCGGCTTTCTTTCGTGGTTATCCTGTATATATTTCCAAAGCTTGCTGCACGATGGACAAAATTCAAGCCCGCCATAAACAGTCATACATTTCGTGCACATTTGGTTATTGCATGTTTCATGCTGCATGCCGATCATTCGTCCTTTTTCATCCTTAGCTGTTGTGAAAAAGTGGTCAATTATGAAATCACAAAGCTGTGTCGCCTCTCGTTTTTTGCAAAATGGACATGGATACTTTGGCATCTTAAACACTTCCGCCATACCATTGCTCCTTCCTATCATTCCGTGCATTTAAACGATATGATCAATCCATTTGTCGATAAGCTATTGCATCATATCCACGGTTCACCATCACATCTACAAACACAGTAACAGCTTTGTCGCGCTGATTTGCTTGTCCTTTACTAACCGATAGCATATAACCCTCTCCAATCCAGCGGCGTTTACCACGACAGTATAGACCTGCTTCCTTGATTGCTTCTAAAACCTTCGTTTCTCGCGCTCTTGGCAGTGTAAGAAACACTTTATCCATATTAGCCGTGCCATTGTCCTCTATCCGATCAGTAGCCACCAAGGCGGCGTTATGTGCGGCTCGTAGATCATCAGTCAGCTTCTTATAGTCCATCTATAAATCCTCCTCGGCTTTCAAGTGGTCCTGCACCCTTGATTTAGGCACACTCAGTTGCAAAGGCTCTAAAGTCTCCCAGTATGTCATTGCCTTTAATCGCATCCTCTGGTATCCAAATTTCACACTTGATCCGATGGTATCCTTTGTGCTTTCCTTGCTTAGACGGTGCGTAAATTTGGGCTTGTCCTGAGTATGGGGCAACCACCCACATACGTTCATCACGGGGATTCTCCTGCATGGAATCGCTAAGGTGATTTGGATCAACGTCAAATATTACGTTTCTGATTTCGTTTATCATGGTATATCCCTCCGTTGTTCCATCCTTTTCATGAAATAAAGGTGAAGCATTCTGTTTAAATCCTTCTCTGTTATTTCAAATTCAATCATTTGTCCCGGAAGCTGTATGACCGCTGGAACATTGTCATTTTTGTTTAGCTTCAACTCATACATAAAGGTTCCTTTTGCCATATCTATATATCCTCCCTTAGTGGGTGCAGGTGTTACCTACACCCTATATAGGCTTAATCATCATAAGTGTTGAGTTAAAACCTTGGCTCTCATATTGTCTACAACTTCATTTAACATATTGTTAACCTCTATTAAATCTGATAAAATTAAATTCAAAAAATTAGGAGATAAAAAAATGGATTTGGTATTCGGATTTATTTTTATGGCTATCGGACTTTATGGTGGATTCAGAGCTTTTGTAATTACTCGTAATCCAGAGGCAAAAAAGAGATATCCAAAAACAACATTAAAGGCTATAACTTTTTTTGCTTACTTTATATTTATCTCTTACGCATTAATTATTATTGTAGAAGGTATAAAGTATCTCTCTCAGTTATGATTCATTTGGTAGTTGCAGGTAGTCCCCATTTGGGGGTATAGGGGTAAGAGGCTGTTATGCCTCAACCCTCTTCAAATATTCCGTAGCAAATCCGCCGCTGTATCCTTCAAGCCTTACAACCTCCGAACCACACAAGTCCCAAGGCTCGGATTCTACTGTCCAAACCTTGTCCTTGTACTTCTCCTTACGGGCTTCATAGCAGGTGTGCATTACAACCCGATCACCAGGCTTTAGCGGTTCCTGAGCATTTACTTCACTCACTGCCCATCTTGCAAAATCACCGGAATAGCATGACTTTTCTTTGCCTTCCTTGCCGCTCCGGTCGATGGGTGTGTAAAATACGTCCCCAATCGGTCCAGACCCATCAACACCGCATACTCTGAATTTGTTAACCCGTCTCATAAGTCCACTTTTGCCGATAAATGTTTTATCTGGATTAATGCTTGATGGTGTAATCATGTATATCTCTCCTTTGGTATAGGGGATGCATTGTGTCTCTCCCCCTTATGGAGAGCTAAGCCTCCTAAACTGTCTTACTATGCTTGTCCGATAAAGCGGCATGAAGCTGTGTAGCTAGTGCAACACTGATTATGTTATATCCTCCACGATTTGGACGGTCACTGACGCAGTAGCCCCTTCGTCCATATTATCAACGAGCAATTCCTGGACATCCTGAGCCATCTCTTCTAACCGTTCTGTGCGTTCATCTTCTGACATAGATCCGAATATCTCTTCGCCTTTATCGTCCAGTACCCACTCAGCTGATGCACTTATTACAAGTTTCCTACTCATCGTTTTCCCTCCTTCTTATCCCCTATGGGGCAACTATTTTGATTTGTCCCAAGAGCTTGATGCCACAATTTTCACAGTGCCCGCAACATTGTTCAGTGTGTATTTCCGTTCTTCCTTTCCGTTGTCCAGTTTGTTCCAGGGGTCTATATGAAAAGAAATTCCCTCCTGCTTATTTAAATAATTGGCTACCACGTTCCAAGCTCGCTGTACGTCCTTTGGTACATTTCCCATTTGTTTTATGCCTCTCTCTGCCCTATGGGCTATATATTCAATCCTCAAAACGCTCTCCGTAGCCATAAGATGGAGCTGGTTTGCTGAAATTGTTCAAGGCATCGGATATCATGACGCTAAATACGCTCATTTGCTTAGTATCCATAGACTCTAGCAACCGAATCTCTTTAGTTTTTAGTGAGCGTCCCGCCGCTGTAGTAAGTAAATCCATGACTGGCTTTATAGATTCCAATCGTTCCTGCTTTTGGGCTTCTAATCGCTCCTGTGCCGCCTGCTTGCGGTTGTACTCTTCCCAATCCTGTTCATCAAACCAGAATCTAGGTCCGTAAGTTAATGAATAAGTCGTTATCCATCCTTGAAGCTCTTCCTCGTTTGTCTGGATACGATCATGGCAGGCATCGCATACACGCATAGCATTTGTCTTTACACCGCGTCCGCTTCTTCCTCTTGGCATTACGTGATGGGTTTGAGTGGATTTACGACTACACCCACATTGGCAGAGGCCTTGTGTTTCTTCTATTAATTCAGTAACTACTTCTGCCGGAAATTCAGCTCGGTCAGCCCGAGAAGGACGTGACTGGTGGTGAGCAAGAATGTCCTTCTTCCATTCTGGAATCGGCTTTTTGCTTTTCTTACGCTGTCTAAGGCTGCTGAACGATTTCTTTTCTTTGACTTTTTTCTCCGGTTTCCAGAATGTTTGATGAGACATTCTCCTCGCCACCTTTCCAACAATTTAGTTTCGTATTTCCTGTGCTTATGCTTATATTTTGTACCTAATCTGCTACTACCCCATTACGGTTTCAATACGGATTTTAGAGGTTCAAGCAATCCTACTTCCTCTAAAACGGAATAATGTTTATACCTTTCTTCCGTTGTTACGCGCACTTCATTTATGGTATGGGATGCATAGAAGGCCACGGCCTGTTGCACTTCGATAGGCTCTTCATCAAGCTTGTTCAAGTCGAGCTTTTTCACGAACTACTCTCCCTTGTAAGGCGATTATATTTTTCTACAAAATTATGCTTTATGTCAGGTGGTAAGGTATCAATGGCATCATTCCAAGTGTTCAATAATTCGTTGTTATGAGAATTATATTTTTGTATCTCCACATAACGCTCGGATAATGCTGTGGTGAATTCATCCGCTTCTTGCTCCGTCATATCCACCTCCTATATGTTTTTTGGTTCCAGTACAATGTTGCTCGTTCGGATACAATGTAGAGCGTAGGAAAAGTTTCCTGAGTTGATCATTTGGCTTGTATCAATCTCACCTGAGAATCTCCGCAATGCTGTAGACTTGAATACGTTATTCCATATCGTATATCGAATTGTAGTTCTTGACCTAATAATATACGATATCGAATATAGAGTCAATGCATGTTGCTAATAAATATTCGGTATCGTATAATTCGACTGAGAGGTGAATTGCATTGCTTAAAGTGAAACCGAATTTGACGCCTTTGTTAAAAAAGAAAGGTATCATTCAAATGGAATTGTCTGAAATGACTGGAATTCCACAAGGTTCAATTAGTAGATTTGATAAAAATAGTCGCCATGAAGCCTGGCATTTATTTGCTATCGCTAAAGCGCTAGATGTTACCATTGAAGATTTGTTTATTACTGAGGAGCAAGAGGATTAATTAAGAACCCTCTATGCTCCTTTTGTTTTAGCCTAGATCGGATTAAGAAGTCTTTCAAGCCGTATAACCTCTTTCTGGAGGTACTGAATCAAATCAGTTGCCTCCTCCAGCGCCATAAGCCTCCAGTCATAGGACATATCTGATACCTGGTCTATGGTGATTCCATACTTCTTTAGACCTTTCTCGTTTTGCTTGTCCAGCAATTCTATGATCCGTTGTGTTACTTCTGGACGTTCAATTTCATTTTGAGAGTGCTTCATTTAATCGCCTCCTCCGTCTCCGGTAGAATAAGCATATCTCCGTCATACTTCAACTCCGCCTGATTAGGGTCAATCACTGGTCCCCAATGGTTATTAGCCTGCATGATGCGGACTATATCAGCCGCATATGTTTCGTCGGTGTTAACTACCAGATAGGTATTTAAAGCCGGCTTTCCATTTAGATGTCGCAACTCTTGGATTTTCCAAAGAATGCGGGACAACTCACTTTTATCCCGATCATCAAGGTAATTTTCAGCATCCTCATTTTTGATTACGGTAAATCTGACTTTTATTCCGGCCAGTTCTGACATTTTTAATCTCTCCTTCGGCTCGTTTTACTAATTTATTGATTGCTCGCTTTCGATCTGCTCGTTCTTTCTTGGCCTGCTGTGTAGGGATAAATTCTCCACGCCGCTTTACAAGTATTTCAATTGGTAAAGTCGGGTATTTTAGTAGGAAAAGCTTCAGCTTCACTCTAAAGGTAGCCGTTTCAACTCCCTTTATGTCAATTACTCGCTGGCTTCCATCAAGGTCAGTAACAAGGAAATCTGCAATGTAGGTCACCTTCGGGCTTTCCTGTAAGATGTATTTGGGCTGACAGACAAAATCCTTTATTTCTCCCAGCTGCTTCAGCATGAGCAATTCTTGATAATACTCACCTTCCATTTTGCTGTCGAAGCGAATACCAGTTACATCAAGGTTATATTTCTTTATCAGCCATTCCTCAAATAGTGTTCCATCAGCTGTAACAATCACTTTTTTTGCATTGTATTTACTCATTAATCTACCGTCCTGTAAGGTTGTACAATATGGACGCTTTGATTATCTTCATTGCTAAGAATGAAAATAGACTTCATTTTGCCTGCAAAAACCAAGGTGACTTTTTCCCCATCTAAAGCTTTCAAAGCATCCATAGCATACTTAGAATTCAAGGAAACGGTTAGCTCCTGTCCCGTAAACTTAATAGGAACAATACTTTCGCTCGCCTTACCCGTTTGCTTTCCTTTTCCGCGAATATTTATTTCTTTCTCAGTTAAATTAAGCCTAACCATATTATTTTTCTCTTCTTTTGCCAGAGTGTAGATAAGTTCAACAGATTCCAAAAATTCTTGTTTATTTATCTCTATCCTCGTACCACTATCAGGAACAATAACCATCTGGTGTATGTCTGGATACTCGCCCTCCAAAACACGAGAGTAAAAAGTGAATCTCTCTGTGCGAGCAAAGGCATAAACTACCCGATCATCCTTCCCCTTTGAAAAGCCAAATTGAACATCGTCCTTATCTGTAATGATCTTCTGCAGTTCGACCAGACCTCTTGCTTCGATCACAGCACTACCAAAATCCCCCGATTCAATTTCCTTTTCCGTTTTTGAAAGGCGATGCCTATTGGTTGCTTCCATTCCTATTTTCCCGGTCTTTAGGTAGACATTTGCTCCAGTTAGTATGGGCATGCCTTTACCATCAATGTCTGCCGCAAAGATAGCCTTTTTGAATAATCCCTTTAGATCTTTCCCAGTAATTTCAATGTATTCATTGTCATTTATTGAAGGAGGCAGAGGAAATTCCTCGGGGTCCAATCCTGCCATTTCGATTTCTTTATTCCGGGACGTGATAATCACATTCATACCATCTTTAGACTCAATCCGAACGTCACCACTTAATTTCTTGAGCATTTTCAAAAACAATTCAGGCAGAACTACCTTTCCACTCCGTTCAATTTGAACATGCTCGTCGAAAATATACGATTGTATCGTAGCTCTATCATCAGTTCCTGTTACTGTTAGGCCCTCGTTGTTGGCTTCAATTAAGAAGCAACCAAGTATTGGCATGATGTTTTTGGCTGAAATAGCCTTACTGGCATCTTCCAAAGCCTCAGCTAATAGAGCGCTGTCCACTACTATATTCATAAGGTTTGACCTCCTTTTTCGCATTAGGATTGCACTCCGGGCAAGGTCCCAACATTACGATGGAGCCTTTGAACTTATATGCCACCTTACTGCCACTGCAAGTTCTACACATACCCTTAATCCCTCCGTCTATTTCTACCACCCACCGGCAGTATCTTTACAAATGGTTCTATTCGCTCAATGATCCGGGCCGCTTTTTTGTCATTCTGTTTCTGTTCGCTCGGCTTGCTATCTTTCACATTCGCCAAGTGCTGTTTCAACTCACTCATGGTTAAATTAGATGTGTAGATCGTCGTTAGGCGTTCCATACGCCGCTGAAGTATCGGTCCCAGCACTTCATCCCTTGTCCATGTTGTAAGGGACTCAGCTCCAATATCATCTAAAATTAAGACCGTAGCAGTCCTCAATGCGTCCAATTTGCTTTCTACGGTTTCTGTTTTGGAGCCAATGGCATCCTTAACTTCCAGCAGGAAATCAGGCACATAAACCATTAGCACACTAACGTCACGCTTTGCCAGCTCTTGGGCAATGGCTCCCACGATTCTGCTTTTACCTATGCCCATTTGACCGTAAAAGTATAGTCCTGTTGTCGTTTCTCCGGGAACAAATTCATCACAGAAGCTTATTGCAGCTGCAATTGCAGATATCCGCTGCGGGTCAGGTTCAATGTCTTCGAAGGTGGCATTCAGGATGTGAGCCGGGATGTAATGGCTCTTGATCCTCTGACCTATTCCTTGTTCTCTTTCGTGAGCGACCAACAATGGGCATTTCCGAAGTCGGAAGACCAGTTCGTCAGCTTTGGTCGGGTTAGGCTCCGCAACGCTTGCATGCCCCTTCTGTTCGTTCTGGCAAGCAAGCAACCCTGGACACTCGCTGCATTTATCGCAATATGACAGATGCTGTGATAGATCTCTATATCGTTTTGGTTCGGTCAGATCCTCGGTTCGGTCAGGAAATTCACTTTTTAATCGCTGAACCTCAGGATAGTTTGCTAGACGTTCCAGCACCGCAGCCTGTCTCTTGGCAAAACCAGCGGGTATTAATGCCTTTAGTTCTTTGCCGAAGCTCTCCATATGGCATTAACCTCCCTGTTTAGCCCTCAATTTTGCAAGCATGTTCTGAATGTCCACTTGGGTATATTCGCTTGTTGGGACTTCTATTTCCGGTTCCACCTCATCCAGTGGTGTTTCATCCTCTTTGCTCTTGCTATCAACTTCTCGCAATGCATGCAAGGAGAAAATGATCGTCGCGCAATAACTCACACTCCGTATCTCGTCGCGCTTATGCTTGGGTTTGAAATTGTCAAAAGCTTGGTCAATGCCATCTAAAGCAGTTTGAAGTGGTACACCTTCTTTGATTAACTCGTCGATCGCTTGATCATCAGCAATCGTTATTTCTAGGCCCTTCCCACGACGACGAAGATATTTATCAGCTACAGCCTGCCGATAATCAATATCCGAAGATGATATTTCATTCTGTTCAGAGTCAGTATCTGTTTCAGAAGTGGCAGGAACGGTACCTTGCCGGGAAGACGGTATCCCCTCATCTTTAGAGTTGATTTCTATATCAGGCGTTAAACAACAACTACTGTCTTTAATATTGTCTTTAAACATGTCTTTAGGAGTGCCTTCGTCCTTACTCCCACAAGGGTTTTCATCCTCTTTGACTTCCACTTTTCGTAAGTCGCCACTTACACTTTTCGTAACTACTGACTTACACTTTTCGTAACTTCCCAATTTATCACCCGCCTGTTCACTTACACTTTTCGTAACTTTATATACTGCAAGATTTATTGAAATAAGTTCTTTGAATTTTTCCTCGTTCCATTCTTTAACGAGACTTACACGCCATTCATCATAATTTTTATTTAAAGAATAAATTTGCTTACCGTCCCACTCTATTACTTTGCACTGCTTCAGATAGGTAATTTCCTTCTTAGCGTCCTGTATACGTACACCACACAGCTCAAAATTAGTTAGTAGAGGGATTGTTGCACTTTTCTTCTGGCATCCGTAGGAAAGCCGCAAAATGAGTTTTAATATCTTTTGCTGTCTCTCAGTAAACTTTCGGCTTATGATTTCATCCCAAATGCTGTTGGCTATTCCTATGAAACCGTCTTTTAATTGGGGACTTACCACTCACCTCACCCCGGTACTTTCTGAATACTATCTAATCCCGCTGGCGTTGTTTCCAAACTCCGCTAGCAGAACCTTTAGGCTGTATTTTAAAGAGTTTATTACCTGGTCATTACTTTCTACAGCATTACTCCAGCGGACCTTATCAGCTTCTGCATTTGCTTCTTGGATACGAAGATCAATAACCGCCAATTCCGCTCGCTGCTCCCTAAGATTCTCTGCCGCGATATACGCTTCAGCATAAACGCGCTTCCTATTGGCATAGATCTTTTTGTAATCCCTCACAGCTTCAGCGGCCTTACGACCCAGCAGAATTTGAACCTCGGTAAGCAATTCTATCTTTCGAGCCAGCGTTGCCGGGTAATCATGGCTGCATTGATCCGCAAGACTATAAAGCTCTCCGAGCGTATATTGTTTTTGTAGAGACAATGCAGCCACTCCTTTTTTTATACATGCGCTCCTATATGGAGTAATCGTTCTCTAACCTCAGGCCAAAGGTATGCTTGTCCACCTTCGCCGTTTCGATCTTTGCAAAACCACCGGGAGACTGTTGGCTTACCATACGTGACATAATCTCGCAAGTTTTCTACCCAACCAGACTCTGTACCAGACATCTGTTGAGGCATAGGATACAAAGGAATAGATTTAGGCGGATCGTATTTCTTCTCTCCCATCCTCATGCCGAGAAAATAAGGATTTCCTTCTGTCTCAACAAGACCGAGCCGCTTCGTTTCCTTGATGAACAATTGGAATTTTCGTGATACCCATCCGATTTCATAGAGGTATCCAAGTATAGCGTTAGCGAATTGGATTCTGCCTTCCCTGCCAGCCTGTTTTGCTCTTCGTTTCCAATCTTTCAATTGTCCTTCTGTAGGAACAAACCTTGATTTAGGGTTGTTATGCCCTGATCTCCGAATCAGCTTCTTGATTGCATTTTCAGGAACAGTGTCTAGGTCAAACAGTTCAAAAGCAGCCAAATTGGTGTAATGATCTTTGTTTACAATCACCCACCACATGTTATTAATGTTGTGGTAGACAGTCCCGCGCATCAGCGTTCCTTTTCTATCCCTGAAATACTTCACTTCTCCGTTATTAATCCGTATCCCATCTTTATCAAGAGCGTTATAATCAGGAAAATTTTCTGAACTCCAGTGTCTGCTTGGTGAATTAAGCTCATGGAATACCTTTTCGTATGACGTTTTTAGTACTGGTTCAGAGTCACAAGTGAATCCTTCCTCCAGTAAAAATTGTTCCATATATCTGACCTCAAGTAGAAACCGCTTTTGGAGTAGATAAGGCATCTTTTCAAATTTGTTAAAGTCATATCTACCGCCGTTTGGGTTCTCTACATTAATTTCTTGATAGAATTCGAGTTTTGCACCACAATTATATTTTTCACCAACAAACAGAAGCTCTCCCTTGTTGCCAGCAAAACGATCCTCCGAAAGAATAGGATAGTCACGGTCTATTTGTGGATCTGATCCAACGACAAAACCTCTATTTCTCATCATGTCTAACATTCGTAAAAAGGTAGGATGAGAAATTTCTTTATCGCCTCTTATAGCTATGCTTGTATTCCAGATGCTAAAATCTTTGTCTCCTCTCACAAGACAGGCCTCCTATTTTCATTTTCAAAATCTTGTGTTATACTTCCGTTGAATTGTTTATTAAATGATCGTGTTGGTAGCACGATTGTTTGTCTGGGCTTCTCTGTCTTTTCTTTTGCGGTATAACTTACGGCAATAGTAATTACAGAAAAGTCCTTCTTCATTTGGAATGGGGTGTTTCTGACCTTCGAATATCTCTTTACCACAATGATCGCAGCAACCTATTCCTTTACCAGATATCTTGTATCCTGATTCCTTAGGAGCCTCTAGCCCTTCATATTCTTCATTTTTAAATTCCTCAAGTTCACTTAATTCAGCAGTAAGCAAATCTATTTGAGCATGAATTTCATCAGTCGGTAATCCGAATTTGACAGCGTCAATACTGTCCTCGTATAGTTCCCTTAATTGTGCTCTAAGCATCCTAGATTGTTTATGCTCGTCCAACTCTCTCAGCTCCATATCTCCGCCTCAAGTTCGGATATTTTAGCCTTCAATTGCCTTGCTTGTTCCTTCAAAGGTTTCATCTTCTGAATACAAACGTGATTAGGCCATGGACTATCTGTTATAGCATATTGAGTTTTATAAATGGCCTGTAGCTTTTGTTCAGTAAGTTCTTTTTCCTTTTGAAGAGAAAGCTTTTTCTTATCCTGCTCTGTCAGCTCTAGCATCTTAATATCTACTGCATGTTGACAATTCAACCAGCGATGCATGAGTAATACAGCGGCTATAAGTGAGTCTGCTGGTTGATCTAATGTAAATTTGAAGCCTTCATCATCCACGATTGGAATAGAGTAAATTTTGCTACTCATTTGACTTTTCCTTACGCCGGATATTACGAACGATAATGGCATGCTGTAATTCGTTTTCGAACCAGATACGAGCCAATTCCGGTAGAGTCATAATCATTCACCCCTTAGATATAATCTTCTGGACGAAAGCCTTTAACGAAGTAAATGGAATCATCAAAATCAATGCGCCGGATGTGACTGTACTTCGCGACTGAGAACAAAACTTTCAACTTACTCCAAATCATGCGGCGATATTTTCCGACCGTTTCGTTAAATTTTCCATCTGTCTCCTTATAACGATCTTTTGTGAGAGTAATGGACCTGATTCTTACTGCATCCTGTAACTGATAGCATTCAGCATCCGTCAGCGTTACACTGTCCCGAACCTCCTGAACCATCATCTGAACTTCTTCCACTTTTTCAGTTACATCCAAATGCATTTGCTTAATACCGTCTACGAGACCTCTAATTGCCATGCCTTGGGCTTCCGTCAGTTGCATTTGCTTTTCAACTACAGACAAGAAATCTGGCTGCTGATTAGGATTAATTAGTGTCATTTTTCTACAACCTTTCTGCTGTTTACGGCTGGACGAATCTGTTCAATGAAGGCTTCCAACATGTCCAAACTTTCAGACAACCGTTTCTTTTCAGAGCTACTTGCACTGCCTATTGCACCCAACATGAATGAAGTAATTCCAACCTTTTGCAGAAACTGTTTCACATGGATACTCACTTGGATCGTATTACTGTCCGCTTCAAAGCGAAGCTTCTTCATTTGAGCAGCAGCCTCCTGTTCGTTGAAGTCGTCTGGCTGCTGGAGTTTGATAGTCTCAAGTTCTTCTTTAGCTCTTTGGTAGCCACTCTTCAATTGTTCAACTTTTAAACGTTCTTTTTCCAAATCGTCATTGAGTTTGTTTTTCCAATATTCATCGCGTTGCTTGAGCTGCGCTTCTGCCTCTTTTTCCTTTTGACGAATGAAAATGCCTGTTTCTTCCTCGTGACGCTCTACAGCCGCAGATACGGCATCCTCAAGTTGATCCGCAGGAATGGCATCTTTGTACTGTCTTTGTAACTCAAGCTTGTCCCGCTCTGCCTGCTCTGCTCTTTCCTCGGCATCACGGACAGCAGCTTCGAGCCGAGCTTTGGTTTCTACAAATGCTTTGTGAGTGCTGATCAAGCCTTCATCAAGCTGCTGAATGATCTCAGGAGTAGCATTTTCTGCAATAAACTTCGCTTTGTCGTACTGTCTGCCAGAGCCAAAGCCTGCCTGATCCGCTACAATATCCCGAACTTGTCCGGTAGGTTGGTCAGGAAAATTTTCCGTACCTCCAGCCATACGCTCTTTGGCCTTCAAGCGTTCGACCTCTTCAAGTCGCCGCGCCCATTCTACTCGCTCGGAAAAAGTGAACTCCTTACGATGTTCATTCTCGGAAATCTCAAGCTGAAGTTGATGCTCGAAATCCTTAATTTCCATAACTCTTACCGTCACTTCTGAGCGTCCAAGGAACTGGTGCGCTCTCAACCGCCGCTCTCCGGCAATTAACTGATAATCTGGTGTTACTACAATAGGATTAATGAGTCCGTTTTGTTCTATATCCCGGGCCAGTTCTTCGATTCCGCCAAAGTCTTTGCGGATACGATCACTGACAATGATTTTGTTAATGTCAATTTGCAAGTTGAATCTCCTTTCTTAATAAGATTGTTCAAATAACCAAGTTTCCAAAAATAATCGTGTTTCCTTGGCTGGAAAATACCACTTCTTGCCTATCTTTGTTTTCTTAAATCTCGGATCATGAAAAAAAGTGTCTAGAATTGCATTCCAACTCATGCATGTACGTTTCCGCAGCTCTGTGGAATCCCAAAATACATATTCAGTTTCAGCCTCTTTTACTAGCTTTGCTATTTTTTCATGAACGATTTTCTTCGCTTCTTGTTCATCAACCTTTACAGTTATCATAAAGCACCTCATAAATGATAATTTAATTATCCAAAAAGACCAAAAAAATAGCGTGCTTGACACCGATAATTAAATTATCTATAATACCAAATAGATACTTTAATTATCTATTTTCGTCAAAGACTTTTTAAAATAGTCAGGAAAAAGCTTTGTAGCATCAGTATTAAAGTAAGAAGACAAGCGGAACATTAGATCTCTTCCCGGAGTGAATGTTCCATTTTCAATCATTCTCACGTAAACTTCTGATATTCCGTTCTCAGTAGCAACTTTTGCTTGGGTTCCTTTCTGTTTACGAAGTTCAGAAAAAAGTTCACGCTTGGCGCGTTTTTCGTTCTGCATCCAGCGACCTCCTTTCGATAATTTTATTATAGTGGATAATATAATTATCCGTCAAGGAGTTTGGATAATTTAATTTTCGGAGGCGTTTGTTTTGAGTATAGGTTCTAGATTAACGGACTTAAGAAAGAAAACCGGTCTAAGCCAGTATGAGGTTGCTGAACGGCTAGGAATTCAGCGAGGTCGTTACAATAGCTGGGAAAACGACATAGCCAAACCTCGTACGGAAATGATAAATAAATTAGCTGACTTTTACGAAGTGAATCCAAACTATCTTTTAGGCTACGAGGATCATTCTATACCAGAATGGGCCACCGAGAAAGACAAACGTGATTTCAAGAAAATGCTGGAGAGCGGGGAACAAGTCCTTTTTGATGGAGTACCAATTGAAGGGGAAGCACGGCAACGTGTTATTGACGTACTTACCGGCATGTTTTGGGAAACTAAGAAAAATAAGCAAGATTAATTTGATCAAAGTTTCTACTTTATTAATAACTTTGCGCTTTCACCGCCGCAAGGCGGTTTCACATACACAAAATTAGAACAAACGTTCCTATGGAGGTATGATATGGCAAACTTCAAAAAGCATAACACAGGTTGGGAATACAGACTTAAATACAAAGATCCCTTCACTGACAAATTTCGTGAAAAATCAGGTAAAGGATTTCGTACAAAAAAAGAAGCTGAAGACGCAGCCGCAGACATGAAGAAAAAACTTGAGGAAAAATCCGAGCAAGGAGATATATCGCTTTCATTTTTTTTAGACGAATGGCTGAATGAATACAAAAAAGGTAACGTTCGAAAAAATACGTTGAATCTTCATGAGTACAACATTGAAAAGCACATAAAACCCCACTTCAAAAAAATGACATTACAAAAATTAAAGCCGCTCATGTATCAAAAATTCATAAATAAACTTTCTGAGAGTAAAGGTAGAGGGGATAAAGTTTATAGCAGACGTACAGTAGAACTCATACATTCCACTATGCATGACGCGCTAGAAAAGGCTGTTACGCTCGGTAAACTGGATAAGAATCCGTGTGAAGGTGTGACTATCAGGGGGATTAAGAAATCAGATAAAGTAAAATTTATTGAGTCAGAGCACATTCCTGAATTTCTAGCAAATGCAAAAAAATACGGATATATTTATTGGTTTTTCTTTATGTTTATGTTAGAGACAGGTATGCGAAAAGGAGAAGTTGGCGCGTTACAGTGGCCAGACATTGATCTAAAAAATGGCTTGGCAACCGTTAGTAAAACTTTAGATTACGATCTCCCTGAGAATCCTGATGATTTATTTGGTGATACAAAGACATTCAACTCAAAAAGAACCATAAAAATAAGTAACACTTTATTGGCTGCATTAAGACACCACCTAAATGTTCAAAATCAAAACAAGATCACTTTAGGCGAAATATATAGGCATGATCTTAATCTAATTATGTGTCGTACAGATGGGAGTCCGATCCCAAAATCGTCTTTGTTCAATTCATTTTCTAGGATAATAAAACGAGCGGGCCTCCCCCCCTTACCGATCCATTCTCTTCGACATACGCACGCAGTATTGCAATTAGAAGCTGGGGCTGAAATGAAATATGTGCAGGAACGTTTGGGACATGGTAGCATCCAAATAACTTCTGACATCTATGCACACATTTCTAAAAAAATAGAGATGAATAACATGGAGAAATATGAGTCTTTTACTGAAAATTTATTTCGATAA